ATGACTCATTTGAGCCCAAAGGGTCCCTACGGGGGACTCACTGCGGCGGAGCTGGTCGAGACTGCGAAGCAATGGGACCTGTACGACGCAAGCGTTGATGGGTGGCGGGCGAGACCGCCGTCCTACACGGAGGTGCGGTACGACAACTGGTGGGGTTCGGGGGCCACGCTTCGCCAGCTGCATGGGCTGGCGAAGGATCACGGAATCCCCGTCGCGTGGGTTCCGCCGGCGGATGTGCTCCGCGAATTGGTCAAGGCAGATGACGCTCATCGCGCGAAGCTCGCAGTGCTGACGGCTGCCGAGGAGCGGATCAGAACCTCATGCCGTTACGAGATACCTGAACTCCACGCAGGCTGGTCGGAGGACTACGCCGTTACGGTCCGGCACGTGATGGCCGCATGGGATGACGGTCACCTCCTGGCGGCTGGCTGCCTTGCGCTTGCTGGGTCCGAGGACTTGATGCTTGAAATCGCCGAGGTGGACCGCAAGCGATCGAAGAGCTACAAGCGGTTGCAGCAAGCAGCGGCGAGGGATCTGGAAGAGTCACTCTGGCTGCACGAACAGGTCGCCCTGACGCCCATCGGCCCCCTCTTCACCAAGTACATGCCAGAGGACAACGACCCGATCCCGGAGGCTCTCTCGCGGCACGCGGTCGTCCACAGGATGCCTCTGGACCACTTCAATGACGGGCACTGCATCGTGGCGATCATGCTGATGGTCTCGTTGCTGCGTGAGATGGAGGAACGTAGGACCCAGGCTCAGGTCTCCTCCCTTATCGACTCCCTTATCGACGACCGCCGATACGGCGAAGATCTGGATGTGGAGTGGGACAGGGAGCCGGACTTCGATCCCCCGGACTGAGGCTCCGGACAGCGAGACACACAGTCGAACCGTTACTTGCGGCTCAGCCACCAGCGGCGCCCCCAGGGGGTGAGCAGGCGGTGCCACCAGCGGGAGGTCACGTCGAACCGGGCGGTCTCGGCGAACTCCCGGAGCTGCTCTAAGAGCTCAGCATTGCTGGTGATGATGGGCAGTTCGTTGCCGCTCCATTCGACGAGTCCCCTGCTACGCAGTTGGAAGATGCCGGTGCACTCCTGGCCTTCGGGGATGTCCACGGTGGTATTCCAACCGGTGCTGGGGCGACCGAGATTTGGGCCAATCATGGCGCCGACGAGCCGCCCGAAGAGCTGGTTGGCGGCCGCGCGTACGTGGCGGGGGCGCGGAGATCAATGGCCAGAACGGCGGAGAGGAGTTCGGTGATGTCCTCGTGCTCAAGACGGCCGTCGTGGAAGGCAACGGAGCAGGCCCGGATGAACCGGTCGTAGGCGGCTGCCCGGTCTTCGGCGCGTCCGTGGCGGACCATGACGTAGGGGGTGGTGGCGGCGCGGGCGGCGTTGAGGGCCTGGCTGGCGGCGGGGATGAGCGGATCGGGCATGTGACCGAAGGTAGGCATCCTGCCGGGGGCCGGGGAGGGAGTCGAGGGATCCGTCCGGCTTCTCCTGGGGGTTGCCGCGAAGTAGCTCACGCCTGGCGTGAAACCACCTGCCACGTGCCATCGGCGGCGGAGAGTGTAGGGCGTGTCGGTCGCGAGCATCCGTCGCACCGTCTCGGGGTGCCATCGGTCGCCGCATCGGGGCTGGTGTTTCTCGACCTCCAGTGCGGCCACGAGCCCGCACCGCTCGGATGGGAGACCGCATTGGGAATCGACGACCGGATCGCCGACGAGGAGGCCTGCGTGTAGAGACCACGCGCTCAACGCTCCGAGCGAAGGGCCCCGCCGACATCCGTCAGCGGGGCTAGGCGGCGAGAGACGGGCGCGAGCAGGTCCATCAGGGGATGCACTGCCCTGCTCGCGCCGCGGGCACCCGCCCTAGAAGACCAGCGGCAGGACGAGGGCGAGCGTGGCAAGGACGAGGGCGCCGCCGAGCGCGGTGAAGGCGAACGCGCCCTTGGCGGTGGCGGTGGCGATCTCGAAGAGCGCCACCGCCTCGGGTGGTCGGCGGCTGGACGGGGTCTCGCTCGGCCGGGACCTAACGGTGATGACGGCTGCGCCGATGGCGCCGGCCAGAGTGAAGCTGCCGGTGATCATTGCGCCGATGACGATGGGGTTCATGGTGTGCCTCCGGGCGTTGGCGGGACTGCACCATAGGCACGTACCGAAGGAGCCCGCCCGGAGCCGCCCGCAGCAGCGACATCCCTCGTGAACTGCGCGTTTTCCGGTAGCTGGGGGAGTGAAACTGGGATCGATTCGGCCCGGTTTCCAGCTGGAACGGCCACCTTTCCCCATGGGTCGAGCCGCAGTTTCGCTCAGGACGCCGCGGGTTTTCCCATAGGGCAGGCCCGGGAATCCGGGTTCACCCGACCGAGTTTTCGAACGTCTGCAGGGGCGGCGAGGCAGGCAACCTGCACGAACGCGACGCGGCGGCCCCGAAGCCCGTGCGGTTTCTCTGTCGAGTCCAGCCATGCGATTTTCTCCCCGTTCTGAGCAGATCCGGATGTGCGTTTTCCGGGCCGGATTCCATGCGATTTCGGGTACGGACATACTGGGACAATCCCAGACGCGGAAGCAGCCGCCGAAGCTCATCAAATTCACCCGTTCGAGTGAGCGGCGACCACCGGCGGCAACGGGGTTCTTCGATCTGATCGTCAGCGGCGCTGTCGGTCCGGGTTGGTGTCGTCCTCCTCGAGTGCGATCTCGAAGATGTCCGCGACATCAACCGCCCGGTCGTTGATCACATGTGCGTACACGCGCAAGGTGATTGCAGGGTCCCTGTGCCCGAGACGGTTCGAGACGACGTGGACCGGAACCTTGGCCATCAGCAGCATGGTCGCGTGCAGGTGTCTCAAGTCATGCAGTCTTGCCTTCGGCAACGGCTCCGCGGGGGCGGTGCCATCGATCGGGCCGTTGTACGAGGTGATCAGTTTCGCCATGAGGCCGGTCACGGTGTCGGGGTGAATTTGCTCGCCGGCCTCGTTGGCGAAGAGGAAATCACCGGCCTCCGTCGGTTGCATGCCCAGCTCTTGTCGTTCTGTGTCTTGCATTTCGCGATGGTGCTTGAGTACCTGCGCCGTCGTCCGGTCGATGCTGATCACGCGGCTGTGCCCAGTCTTGGTCGATCCCTGAATGCGCTCGCCCTTGACGAAGGCTGTGGATCCGCGGATCGCCAGCTCGCGCTTGCTGAGATCTACCGCAGACCACCGCAGGTACAGCAACTCGCCACGACGGGCGCCGGTGTAGGCGGCGAGATGGTAGAAGACTCCCAATCTGTGCTGAGCGGCGTGGTTGAGGAAATTCCGCAGCTGTGCCTTGCTCCAGACGGCGTCGGGTTCGCTCACCTCTCGACGGGGTCGCTTCGCCCGCTCGACGGGGTTGCTGGCGAGCAACTCATCCACCGCGACCGCGTCGCGGAATGCGCGCCTGAGCACCGCGTGCACGTAGTCGATCGTCCGGGACGAGATGCCGCTGCGCTTCTGACCGCCGTTCTTTCTCAGCTCCATGTAGAAGCGGGTAATTGTCGCCGGACGGACGTCTTGGATGGCCATCTTGCCCATGTAGGGAACGACGTAGCGCCTGATCACGCCGCGGTAGCTGTCGATCGTCCGGGGCTTGATCTCTGCGGCATGCACCTCTATCCAGTCGTCAAGGTACTCGGCGACCGTAATGCGGTTCCGCATGACGTAATTACCCTCGCGAGCCCTGACGCGTGCCTTGTCTCGGGCGGCCTTCGCTTCGTCTTCAGTTCGGAAGCCCCCGACCCATGTAGGCCTGGTCTTACCAATGCTCGGGTCGTAGACCCGGACAACGTATGACCACGTTGACCCACGCTTCTTGACTCCATCCCGCAGGCCGGATGCCTCGGACGGCGCCCTCTTCCTTCCAGCAGAGCGCCCATGCTGTCCGCTCTGGTCGCCATCATCCTCGGGCGGTTCGGCGAGGGCTGTCTTGGCCATGGGTGTCGATCTCCTTCGAGTCGGCGTTGTGGGTCGGCGGTGCGGCGCCGTTCAACATCGGTGCCGTGGAGGCAGACGCGCAGGGCCGGATCGCCTGTGATTTCCGGCCGGGCAGCGTCGGTTGCAGAGGGTGAGCGCCGGGGTGGTGGACGCGCTCGGAGGGCGTAGACCGTCAGCAGATTCAGCACAATCCGTTGAGCTGGACTGATGAGCTGCTGACGGGTGTCAGCGAATGTCAGCGCTGTCAGCGGTATTTGGGAGCTGTGCTGGCATCGCTGACGTTTGCTGACGTCGCGCTGACAGTCGTTGTCACTGGTCAGTGGATTGCGCTGACTCTGCTGACGGTTAGCGAGCATCGGCGCCGTCCACAGGTGAGTGGAGGGAAGGGTGTACGCGGTACGTAGTCGTCTCCGGGCGCCCGCGTTTACCGTCGCGGCTGGCTTCTTCGCCCTTGAGGTAGCCGTGGGCTTCGAGGAGTTGGAGGGCAGGGTCGACCTGGGTGACGGTGCGGAAGCGGCGGGAGGCGGCGACGGCGTCGCGGCGTTTGATGGTGCGGCGGTGGGTGCCGTCGGTCTTGGGCCGGGAGAGCCAGTCGAGGATGGTGCGGGCGTCTTCGGTGGCGGGGTCGGAGCCGATGAGGTCGAAGACGGCCAGGGCGTGCTCGGTGTAGTAGCCGGTGATCTCAGCAGCCCGGTGCACCGTGCCGGCGGTGAGGGGTTGGCCCCAGCCGCTGGTGAGGTGGTCAGCGAGGTGGAGCAGGCAGGCGACGCGGGCGGTGGTGCCGACGAGTTTGCCGGCCCAGTCCTGCAGGTGCTCGAGGGGCTGTCCGGGCCGGAGCTGGACTTCGAGTTGGCCCTGGAGCTCTTCGACGGCCTGGTCGGCGAGCGCGTCCATGGTCAGCGTGACCGGCTCGGGAAGGTCGGTCAGCGTCCGCAGCAGTGCGTCAAGTCGGGAGGCGTAGGTGTTTGCGACGTCGTCGGGCACGGGTGCGGTGCGGGTCTTGCGGTAGCCGAGGTTGGAGGCGGGGAGGGCGTAGAGGAAGCGGGCGAGCAGGCCGCGGTCGCGGGCGCCGTGGGCGTCGCCGAGGTCCTGGAGCACGGACGGTTGCGGGGTGATGCCGATGGTCAGGGCGGGCTTGTCGATGGAGGGCTGTTCGCGGGTGATGCGGTCGGTCTCCAGGCGTTCGCCCTTGTGGCCCTTGAGGAAGACGCCGAGGTTGGGGCGGGCGCTGTAGCGGCCGGCGATGATGTCGAAGAGGTCGCCCTCGGGGGAGAGCACGGCGAGGCAGCGGTGCAGGGCGAGTTGGTGGGTGAGCGGTTCGGGGGTGATGTCGCCGGCGGCCGTGAGCCGCGGCTTGGGCGGGACGACGATGTCCTCGGCGAGCATGCGGGCGGCGGAGGCTTCGGCGACGAGGTGTTCTGAGGCCTGGTCGGGTTTGCGGGCTTTGGCCATGAGGGCTTCGGCTTCTGCCTCGGCGGCGTCCTTGGCGGTCTGGGCTTCGATGCGGGCGGCTCGGGAGGCGTCCTGGAGTTGCTTTTCCATCTCGTAGATGGGAGCGGTCATCTGGGCGAAGACGTCGGACTTGCGGGAGGCCGGCGGCATGGCGCAGACGAGGTAGAGGTTGGACTGCTCGACCCAGCCGGGGCGGATCTGGATGTGGACGCGTCCGCCGGCCGCGGTGGAGAGCGCGGCGAGGGCCATGGTGGCGGCCATGTCGGGCGGGGTCTGGGTGAACTCGGCGACGGCGGCGACGTGTTCGCCAACCCACTGCGGCAGTGCGTCGACGGGGAAGACGGGCAGCGCGGCGTGAGTGCCGAGGGGGACGGGCGGGGGCCAGCGCTCGGTGGTACGGAGGGCGGCGAGTTCGCGTTCGGCGTCGGCGGCAATGTCGACGCCGGCCTCGCCGGCGGTACGGATGCGGCTGGCCGTGCGTGTGGTGGTCTCGATGATGCGCCGCTCGACGGCCTTCTCGGCGACGATCTCGGCGTAGTGGGCGCCGTTGGCTGCGGTGGGGACCTTCTGCACAAGGCTGTGGAGGTAGCCGGGGCCGCCGACGCGGTCGAGGTCGCCGCTCGTGCGCAGGTGGTTGGTGACGGTGATGGGGTCGACGGGCTCGCCGCGTTCGTGCATCCCGACGATGGCGGTGTGGATGGTGGCGTGCGCGGGCCGGTAGTAGTCGGTGGCGTCAACGAGGGCGGAGACGTCGGCGATCGGGTCGATGCCGGGCGACTGGAGGAGCATGGCGCCGAGGGCGGCCTGCTCGGCGTCCAGGTCGTGAGGCATGGACGTGTCCAGGCCGCTCGTGTCGCCGTCTCTGGGGCGCAAGGGGCGGATGTTGTCTGCGTGGTCGTGCTGGGGCTGCTGGCTCACGTACGGCCTTCCACAAGTGACGTGCGGGCGAGAGAGGTTGCGGGGTCAGGCGGCTGCGTCGTCGCGCTCGGCGGCATCGGTGTTGACGGCGGCCCAGACGCCGTGCCGTACGCGCCTGACGCGGCCTTCGGCGGCGAGGCGGCGCAGGGACTGGCTGACGGTGGGCAGCGGGATGTCGAGGTCGTGGGCGATAACCCCAGTGCGGGCCTGGTCTCGCTCGGCGAGGTAGGTGCAAATGGCGCTCTTGGCGCTGTCGTCGGCCGGGACGACCGGCGCCAGCTCGTCGACATCGGCGTCCGCGGCTGCGGCGTCCTTGGCGAGGGAGACAGCGGCGGGTTCGTCAGCGCGTTCGGGGGTGCCCCATGCCTCGTCGCGGCGCTGTCGCCAGGTGGCGTAGTCGGTGCCAGCGGTGGCAATGCCGTCGGCGCACAGGGCGGTGGTCTCGCCGGTAGTGGCCCACTCGAAGGGGTCCTCGACGAAGTGCGTACGCATGACGGACGAACGGGCCTGGGGGCCGAGGCTGTAGCCGAGCCCGGAGCTTGAGGAGCCGTCCGGGAACTCCCGCGGCAGGGCGTGCGGGTCGGCGGGGATGGTGCCGTTGAAGGCGACCTGGCCGGAGAGGCGGTTGGCGGTGCGCAGGACGACGACGTTGCCGGCGGCGACCATGTCCCGCAGTGTCATGGAGTTGCCCAGCTGGGCCAGCAGCGGGACCTGCGTGACCAGGCGGAGCTTGATGCCGCACTTGCGGGCCATCTTCGCCAGGTCTTCGACGATCTTGACGTTCTGCGGGTCGGCGAGGACGGCGTGCGCCTCTTCGATCGTCAGGCACAGCAGAGGAAGCTCTTTGGTCGGCGTGAAGGAGGCCTTGCCGCGGCGCAGTCGGCCCTTCTCGTCAGTCCACTCCATGCGCGCGAGCAGCTTGTTGCGGCGGTACATCTCCCGCTGTGCGGCCTTGAGCAGCTTCTTGCCCTCGGCGACGGAGTCGGCGAACCAGTCGACGGCGTCCTGCCAGTCGGGGAGAGACTGGCCTCGCTGGGGGTCGATGACCCAGGAGACCATCAGGGGTGAGTGCCGCTCGTAGGCGAGGAGCTGGTCGAGCAGGCGGGACTTGCCGGCGTCGGTGGTGCCGGCGATGAGGTCGTGGACGGGCCCGGAGCCGGGGCGCCAGAAGCGGTAGAGGGCGTGGCCGCCGTCGGGGTAGACGCCGATGGGCGCGACGCCGGCTTCGTGGTCGAGCAGGTGGGGGCCGGGCCAGGGGTGGACGGCCTGGAGCGGGTTGCGCTTGTAGACGGCGAGCTCTGCCTGGTTGTTGGCGCCCTCGGCGGTCGCCTCGATGACGACGGAGGACGGCGGGACTCCGAACGCGGACGCGATGCGGCCGGTGGCGGCGACGGCCTGCTCGGTGGTCAGCTCACCGGGCGGGAGGTTGATCAGCGCTGAGACGCCGTTGCCGTCCTGGCGGCCGACGAGGTTGGTCAGCCAGGAGCCGGTCAGGGCGCCGCGGTCGTGGGCGACGCGCTGTTCCCACAGCTCGATCTCCTCGCCGAGGGCGCCGTCGACGTCGCGGATGCGGTGGTGCCACCACCAGGGGATGCCGACCGCCAGGAGCCAGATCAGCAGCAGGCCAGGCATGGGCGGAGCGATGCCGCCGCGGGCGGCCATGGCCAGCAGCAGGGCACCGGCCGTACCGGCCGAGGTCAGTGCGTAGGCGTGCTCGCGGGGCCGCAGCGGGCGGTCTTTGAGCCTGCGCCGTCGCAGCCACCATGCGGTGCCGGCGGCGAGCGAGGCGTCGAGGAGCAGAGCGGTCTTCCAGCCGTCGGCCGCGGCGCCGCAGGCGGCTCCGAGCGTGCCGAGCGTGATGGCGGCGTGGACGGGCGCGAGGGGACGGCGGTGCCGCCAGGAGAAGCGCACGATGCCGCGGCTAGTGCGGAAGAGCGCGCGGGCGGTGAGAACGGCGGTCTCCAGCTTCGAGCGGCGGATGACGATGCGAGGGCGGCGACGCAGCATGACGCGGGGCTCCTTGAACAGGCCTGCGGAAGAGGGGCGTTGAGGCGCGAGGTGGGGCCGGGGGTCCGGCCCGGCTGGCTGCCGGGCCGGACCTGTCGGCTGGGTCAGGCGGTGTAGAACTCCTTCTTCGCGCCGCCCTCGGGGGCCGAGGCGTAGGCCTCGGCGAGGGCCTGGTGGGTCTGCTGGACGTGCTGAGCGGTCTCCATCGCGCCGCTGGCGCGCGTCTCCGCGGCGACGGCGCGGGCGTTGGCCGCCTCCAGCCGAGCGCTTGCGGACTCGGTCAAGGCGCTGACCTTGCCGAGGGTTTCGCGGTCGAGTTCGAGCTCGGTCAGAGAGCCGACCATGCTGTCGATGCGCTCGGCGTCCTGGCGGGCGCGCTCGGCGTCGGCCTGGGCGTCCTCGAGTTCGGCATGGGCCTCGACGGCGATGGAGTTGAGTTCGGCGAGCAGCTGCTCGAAGCTGTGGACCTCGCCGCCAGTGACGGTGTTGATGGACACGGGTGCGGAACCTCCCGAAGTGGATGAGGGGTTTGGGACGGGCCCGCCGCTCGGTGCGGCGGCGGGGGTCTTGGGCGCGCTGGTCGAGGGCGCGCTGGTGATGACGCGGACGGTCGCCTTCTTGCCGCCGTCGCCCTTGGTGCTCGGCTTCGCGGCCGGTGCGGAGCCGGGGTCGTCCGGCGGCGTGCCGTCGCCCTCCTTGGCCGGGCCGTTCTTGCGGGTGTCGGCCCAACGGCGAGCGCGTTCCTTGCCCTTGGGCCATCCGGCGCGGAAGCCGTCGATGAAGCCGCGGGCGACGAGGAAGCTGCCCAGGCCGATCGTGACGGCGCCGGAGGCGACCTTCACGCCGGTGCTCGCGCTACGCGGTGCTGGGCCGCCGCCGCGGGCGGCGAGCTTGCGCCGCCTGTCCGCCTTGGCGTGCCGGCGGTCGCGGCCGGTGCGGTAGTTCTCGCGCGCGCTGCTGGTGGCGTTGCTGACGCCGTCGCCGACGGCCCAGCACAGCGCCAGGATGATGATGACGAGACCCACAGGGCCTCACCTCCAAAGGAGTTGGGTCGGTGAATGGGAGAGATCAGAAGAGGAAGCCGCCGACGGCGCCGAAGGCGCCTGCGATCGCGCCGACGACGCTCATGACCACCGCGCCCGCGGTTCCGGGGATGGCCACTCCGGCGACCGGCAGCACGGCGGCGCAGGCGAGCGTGCGGTTGGTGATGGCCCTGTTGACGAGGTCGAAGGCGATGACGAGGAACGCCACCAAGCCGATGAGCCCGACGGCCGCGGCACCGGTGTAGCGGCCGATGACTGTGTTCACCGCGGTATCGGCCCAGCCGACCGCGGTACGCAGCCAGCCACCCAGCGGGGTGCCGACGATGCCGACGACGCCGGCGAGGACGAGCAGAACCGTCAGTCGCGGGGCCGTCCGGCGGCCGATCGTTCGCAGCAGCACTGCGGCGATGAGGCACAGCACGCCGACGGTTACGGAGATCGAGGCGTCGAGGAACGACATGGAATCAACTCCCTTCAAGATCAACTTTTGTGACTTTCGGTGACTGCGGGTTCGCGCGCGCCTGCGCGCGCCTCCGCGTTGGCGTGGGCGGGTGTGTGAATGTCGCCGTGAATTTCACGCGCCCGCTCACGCTGCGTGAGTGCGGTCGAAGTGGCGGGCCCAGGCGCCGAGGTCGTCGGCGACCTGCTGCCAGGCCCTCTCGTGCTCCTGCGCGGGGAGGTCGGCGAGCCGGGCCCGCAGCTCGTCGAAGGCAACGGCGGCCAGAGCAGCGGAGGTTGGCGCCGCGGCTCGCTTCGCTGCGAAGTGCGCGGCTTCGCGCTGGCGGCGGGCCTTCTGTCGGCGGCTCATCGGGCATCTCCACCGGGGAGCGGGATCTGCGGCCCGCGGTGCTGGCTGCGCGGGGTGGAAGTCCACACGCCCCAGCGGCTCTTGACGGCCATCCCGTCGGTGGCGAGGTACCGCAGGGCTGAGCTGACGGTGCTGCGGGGCAGGTCGAGCTCGTCAGCGATCTCGCCCGCGCGGGACTCGCCGTGCTTGTCGAGGTGGTTGTGCACCCGGGTACGGATGCGGGCGGGGACGGCCCAGCCGGGCAGGTGGCCGTGGGCGGGATGCAGCCGCTTCGCCGGTGCGCTCAGCGCGAGGCGGACGATGCGTCCGGTGCCGAAGCAGGCGAGCGCGACCAGGGCCAAGCCGGGTGCATCCGACGGCGGGTGCGTGGGGGAATCGCCGATGGCCGCGGATGCGGCGAGGACGCCCGCGTAGAGGCCGGGCAGTGCGCAGACGATGTCGGTCAGGTCGGCGAGGATGTCGAGCGCGTTGGCGGCGACGACGCGCGGTGTGTGCCAGCGGCTGTAGCGGATGATCTCGTCGGACACGGTGCGGTACCTCATTTCTGGTTGGTGGTGCGGTCGTTGCTGGTGGTGAGCAGGCCTTCGGCGGCCATGAGCGCCTTGGCCTTGGACTGGCGGCAGCCGAGGAGTTCGGCGGCCTGGCGGATCGAGGCGGGGGCCTTGCCGACGGCGGCCAGGCTCCGCAGTTCCGCGCGGCGCACGTCGTCGGTGCTCGGCTTCTCGGCCCCCGGCTTGGTCGCCGCCTTCTGCGTCCGGCGGGTGGCTCGGTGGGTGCGTCCTGTCTTCGGGCGGGACGCAGCCGAACGAGGCGCGTCCGGAGGCGCGGCGGGTGCATCCGGGCGGGGCACATCCGGTGCGGACGGGATGCGTCCGGGCTCGGGTGCGTCCGGTGCCGGGCGGGTGCGGTCGATGGCTTCGGTGAGCGGGACGCCGTAGCGGGCCAGCCGTAGCGGCAGCCGCATTTCCTCGGGCGCGGTGCGGCGCCAGGTGCGGCCGTAGCGGGCGCGCAGTTGCTCGCGGTAGACGGCCCAGTCCTGCTCGATGGCCACCGCGGTTTCGTAGCTGCGCAGCTCCCACAGCTTCATGCGCCGCCACAGGCCGAAGGTGGAGGGGAAGGCCAGCAGCCAGCGGGCCAGCCGTACGCCCTCCATGTGCTTGTCGGCGGTGATGTCGGCGACGCGTCCCACCGCGTGCCGGGCTGCCTCCACGGCGACGATGAACAGGATGGGGATGACGGCGTGCATCCCGACGCCGAGCGCGTCCGGCCACGCTGCCGCCGCGTTGAACGCGACCGTTGCGGCCGTCAGCAGCCACGCCGTCTGACGCAGCAGCGGGAACGCGATGCGCAGCCACGTCAGCAGCAGATCCAGCGCGAGCAGGACGACGATCCCGGCGTCGATGCCGATGGGGAAGTACGGCGCGAAGGCACCGAAGCCCTTGCGAGCGGCCAGGTCCCGTACGGCGTTGTAGGAGCCGGTGAAGCCGATCGCGGCGATCACCAGCGCCCCGAGCACCACGACGGCGATCAGCAGCCAGCGCACCTTCGACGCGCCCGCGGTCTGCCGCGGCAGGTCGTCCTGACCGTCGTCGACGGACGCCGGCGACTCGTCGGCCGTCGGCTCCTCGGCGGAGGATCCGCTCCGAGCTGTGGGCTCGGGAGGGATCGGTGTGAGAGGTCGGCCGTCGGCGGCGACCAGGCCGCCGCGGGCGGGCGGCTCGGTGCCGTTGACGGGGATGAGCAGAGGGTGCGACACGGTCAACTCCAGGCAGAGTCAGCAGGGTTCACGGGGTCAGGAGGTGGTCTGGCGGTGCTGGGCGATGAGCAGCGCCAGCCAGTGCGCGTTGTTGGTCTGGCCTGCGTAGGAGCCGTCCGGGGCCCAGGCGTGCCACCACAGCGAGGGTCGGCCGAAGAAGCGCTCGACGGTGAGCGCGACCGTGTAGCCGTCCAGCACACCGGCCTCGATGGGAAGCCCGAGCAGGGCGGGAAATCGCATGGCCACTCACCCCTCTCTGCTCGCGCCGACGAGGGAGTGGGGCAGGAAGGGCCAGGCGGGCTCGACGTACGCCTCGGGATCGGTACGGCGCAGGTACTCCTCGAGGCCCGCGGCCTGCTGCGCGGCCCAACTGACCTGGGCATCGTGCAACTTGAGGAGATCGGCACCACCGATTCGGGCGTGGTCCGTGCCGATCCGCCAGGCAATGCGGGCCGCAGCCAGGGCGTCGGCCTCGGCGGTGTGCGCCGACTCGTGGCGTACGCGGTAGTGCGCGGCGAGTGCCGGCAGCTTCCGGGAGCCGCGCCGGTAGCGGTCGATCTGCCGGTCGAGCACCAGCGGGTCGATGACCGGCGCCACGTCCAGCCCCGCCAGCCGCTCGACCAGGGGGAGCACGCCGTGCCGCCGCGCCTCGCGGTCGAGCAGGGTCAGGTCGTAGCGGGCGTTGAAGACCACGACCGGAACGCCGGCGCCCAACTGCTCAGCCAGAGCCGCGGTGATGTCCTCGACGACCTCGGCCGCATCGGAACCCTCGGCACGCGCCTGGTCGGTCGTGACTCCGTGGATCGCCGTGGCCTGCTCGGGAATCTCGACGCCCGGATCAGCCATCCACGTACGGCTGTCGGAGGCCTGACCACCGCCGACGGCGACCACGGCCGCGGTGACGACACGGTCCTTCTCCGCGTCCACGCCGGTGGTCTCGGTGTCGAAGGCCACCATCCGGCCTTGAGCCCAGAGGGAGTTGACACATGCGGTCATCACGCAGCCCTCCCCTCGTGAGCGCGGGAGGCGCCGAGTCGGCCGGCTCGGCGACCGTTGACCGTGCTCTGAGTGCTCGCGGGGCCGTCAGCGGTAAGCCATCCGCCACCGCCGCGCTTGACGACGTACATGGCCTCGTCGGCACGCCGCAGAGCGAGCGCCAGATCAGGGCGCGGCAGCTCGCCGCTCCAGCAGGCTCCGATCGAGGCACCCAGTTGAAAGCGGTCGCGGCCGTAGTCGACGGGGACGCACAACCCTTGGTGCAGCGTGGCCAGCGACCGGTGAAACGCCTCGGGATCGACAGCGCGTACGGCAAGCGCGAACTCGTCGCCGCCCAGGCGGGCAGTCGCGCCGTCGGCCAGCTGGCCATCCAGCCATTGCTTCAACCTGGCGCCGCTGGAACGGATGGCCTCGTCGCCCGCCGCGTGGCCGTAGGTGTCGTTGACGGACTTGAAGCCGTCCAGGTCGATCAGGACCACAGCGCAGGGGCCCCCACGCAGCATCCGCGCGGCACGCCGCTCGAAGGCCGCACGTCCGGGAAGTCCGGTGAGCGGGTCGCGGCGTGCACGGTCGAGCTGGCGACGCATCCACACCGTGTGGAAGCCCCAACCGGCCAGCGGAACGGCAGCGGTGGCCGCGGCTATCAGAGCGCTCATGCGGCCCTCCCCGTACGCGCGGGCTGGCAGCTGTGGGCGCGGGCAGCGCGCCGAGCGGCCTTCTGGCTGCGGTAGGTGCGGCGCCAACCGCAGTCCGGGCAGCGGGTCTTGGCACTCATGCGATCCGCCTCCCAGCAAGCGGCAGCGGTCCGGTGAGCAGCTCCTCGGCCAGCTGCGGCTCGTATTCGGGCAGCTGACCGAGCTGGTCGAGGGTGTCGATGAGGACGGACAGCGGCAGCGCATGGCCGTCGTAGTGCGCGACGACCGCGGCCCGGGACGCGCCCAGCAGCTCGGTGTGGTCGTGCCGCAGCGCGGCCAGCTGCCGACGCAGATACGTGGTGCTGCGGGCGAGTTCGGAACGTGTCGGGGTCGACATGTGAGGAGGAACCTCCACAAGTAGGGCACCGCCGGGCCGCACGCGGCCAAGGCGACGGGGCCTGCGGCCCGGCGGCGTCAGGACGAGCGAGAGAGCAGAGAGCGGGTCAGCGGTAGGTGGTGAGGCTGCGCATCACCAGCACGCAGCACGTGATCGCGACAGCGGAGATACCGACGGCGACGGCCACGACGGCGACCGACAGCAGCAGCGAGACCAGGACGACCCCCACCGCCAGCGCGCCGGCGGTGCCGACACCCACGGCCGAGGGCTTGAACTGCCGTCGGCCAGGGACCTGTTGACCTTGGCCGTGATGCGAGCAGCAGCTCGGCGCCGCCATCGCGTGCGGACCGACAGCGACCACCTGCTCGGCTGGCGGCTGGGCCGCCGGCGCCAGTGAGGCGAACTGCCGCCCGGACGCATCCGTGAGCACGTACGCCTGGCTGGTCTGCGAGCTCGTGTGCTCGGTCATGCGGCCTCACCGCCGACCTGCCGTGCGCGCTTGCGCCGCAGCGCTCGGCGCTGGTTGGCGGTCAGACCGCCGAAGACGCCGAACTGCTCGTTGTTCTCCAGCGCACGCTCCAGGCACGCCGCCCGTACGGGGCAGCTCGCGCAGATGTCCTTGGCCAACTCGATGTCGGCGGGCCGGTCGTTGAAGAACAGCTCGGTCTCCACCTCAGCGCACGCGGCGCTTGCCTCCACGTTGGGGTCGGCGCCAGGCACGGGAGGGCCACCGGGTCCACGGCGGTTCGGGTGCACGTACGGCCGCTTGGCCTGGTGCAGGTGCGGGCGGGAGGAGCCCACCACGCGGATCGTCACGGGACGAACAGTCATCTCAGCGCACCCCCTCACACTCAAGCTGCGGGCCGGGCGTCCACATGTGGCCGCAGCTCCCGCACACCTCGCGGGCCGCCGTACGGCACCACGAGACGGACGTCGCGCTCTGGCAGCGCGGGCAGCGAGCCGTCGCGCAGGCAGGACGCTGGTCGTAGAACGGGCGAGTCGACATCATGCGGCGTCACCACCGCGGCCGGTGTCGGGGCCCTCGACCGGGGCGTAGACCTGCACCTGCCGGCCGCTGACCAACACGCGGGTCTCGAACAACCACGTGCGGTCGTTGAGGGGTTTCACCAAGGCGATACCGCCGGCCTGCTGTGCGATCCGCGCGACCACCTCGCACCGCGCCCCCGGTTCACCGTCGAACTCGGAGACCTGCACGCCGATCGAGCCGTCGGTATGCACCACCACGTACAGATCAGGAAGGCCAGGAAAGCCCTCCAGGAAGTCCGCGATCAGCCGCAGACTCGCGACTGTGCGGGACCTGCCCAGCTCATCCGGCCGGGCATCGACCGCCACATCGGCGGTACGCTCGTTGAGCATCGTTGAACTCCTCAGTTCACTCGCGATGTCGGGCCTCGGTGAGGTCGACCAGGAGTGGCAGCTCCCGTTCGGCCGTTCTCGTCGGGGCCTCTTACTGTTCGCCGTCAGGCGGCCTCGGCCGCAGGCGCCGTGCCCGCCGAGCTCACGTACGCGTCGTACGCGGGCCGCGGGATCCGCAGAGTCCCGCGGCCGGCACCCACGCGGATGGCATGCAGCCGACCGGCCTCGATCTCGCGGTAGACAGTGGCCACGTGAACGTCGAGAAATGCGGCGACGTCCTTCACCTTCAGTGGCCGCTGGTCGGTCGTCGGCTCGGACAAGTTGAACCTCCTGAGTACGTCGCAAGGGGCGCTGCTTTCGCACGCGTCACCTTGCTTTGCCGTGTGTACATGGTTGAGCTATGTGCACATAGTTGTCAAGCGATCGTGTTGCCTTTCTCGGCGAGAACCTGCTCGTTCCCCGGTCATCTGCGATGTGCTCAACTAGGTACGGCGACGACCAGGTGCACATAGGAGGATCCGGAGTGGGCGAGCAGACGGGGCTGCCTGAGTACCGACGGGTCATGAACGACCTGCGGCGCCAGATCGCGAACGACGTCCTCCCGCTGGGGAAGTCCATCCCGTCGACCGCGGACCTCATGGAGGAGTACGGCGTCTCGGTCACGGTCGTACGGCGGGCCGTCGCGGAGCTCAAGGCCGAGGGCCTGCTGCGCGGCCAGCCCGGCAAGGCCGTGTACGTGCTGGCGAAGCCGAGCAACTCGGCATCTGCCCACACTCCCGAGTACGAGGCGATCATGGGCGAGATCCGCGCGCTGAGGGGCGAGATGCAGAGCCTCGCCCGTCGGCTCGGTCAGCTCGAAGATGCGGTTGGTCCCCAGTAACGCGGCTGAACAGCTGGTTCACTCGGTCCGACAGATCCTGGGCTTCCTCAGCCATCTCCCGTAGGACTACCGTCAATTCAGCGCGCTCGCTTTCCGTCAGTGCCATGTCCGAGCTCCAAGCCCCGCTGCGGTTCGATCAGTTGATCCAGTGGCAATGACGGTAGGGAGGACGCACCGAAGTACCCCGGAAAAACCTTCCGGGGTCCGACCGGCCCGCGGGGTGAAGCTCTGTCCATGCGAGGAATGACGGAGAACCTGACCATCGGTGAGCGCGTCGCTTGGTACCGCCGGCGACGCGGAATCCCCCAGGAAGCACTGGCGGGCCTCATCGGGCGTACGACGGACTGGCTGAGCAAGGCAGAGAACAACCGCATCGACCTCGACCGGCTCTCGGTCATCAAGTCCCTTGCCGACGCGCTCGACGTGTCGCTGGGGGACCTGCTCGCCGAGCCGACGCTCATGGACTGGACGGCCGACAGTGGCCGGCGCACCGTCCCCGCGCTGCGCGAAGCCCTAATGGACTACCGGCAGTTGACGCCCCTGCTCGGCATCCCGACCGAGGGTGAGCCGCCGGCACTTCCGGAACTCCGCTCGAACGTCGCCGACGTCCTCGACGCCTACCAGGCGTCCCGCTACGGCTACGCCACCCGTCGGCTCCCGCTCCTCCTGGCGGACGCCCTGCTCGCCGCCCGCTCGTACACCGGGCGCGAGGGCGAGGAAGCGAACGCACACCTGGCCATGACGTACCAGGGCGCCGCCCAGGTGCTCGGCAAGGTGGGGGAGACCGAATTGGCGTGGATGGCTGCCGACCGGGGCCTCGCCGCAGCACAGCAGAGCGGGAACCGGTCAGTCACCGGCTCCCTGTTCCGCTCGGTGGTGCACTGCCTGCTCTCAACAGGCCGCTTCAAGAACGCCGTCCAGCTCGTCGACGACGCCTCGACGGTTCTCGAACCCGAGCTCGGCGATGCCTCACCCGGCTATCTGTCCGTGTACGGCACGCTCTTCCTCGCCGGCTCCATGGCCGCGGCCCGCGCCGAGGACCGATCGACCACGCAGACGTACCTGCGCGAGGCTGAGAACGCCGCCCGCCGCCTCGGGACCGACGCGAACCACATGTGGACGGCCTTCGGCCCGACGAACGTTGGTATCCATCGCGTGGCCACGGCGGGGGAGTTCGGCGACATGCAGGTCGCGGTTGAGCTGGGCCAGGACCTCGATGTGACGGCGCTGCCAGTGGAGCGTCGCGTACGGCACCACCTCGAAGTCGCCCGCGCTCTCAACGCCTGGAACCGTACGGACGAAGCCCTCGACAAGCTCTTCGAAGCCGAGCAGGACGCACCTGAGCAGGTCCGCCACCACTACCTGAGCCGCGAACTCGTCGTCGGCTGGGTCCGAGGCACCAAGGGTCAGCCCTCCCGCTCGGTGGCCGACCTGGCGCACCGGCTCCGGGTTGTGTGAGCCGGTTAGGGTCGGTGCTGTGAGCGAGCACCGAGCCGAGAACGAGCACGAAGCCAAGATGGCGCGCCCGCGCATGGCAGCGGGCGCGCTCTTCTTCGATGAGCACGACCGCGTCCTCATGGTCGAGCCGGCGTACAAGGACTACTGGGACATCCCCGGCGGCTACGTCGAGAAGGGTGAGTCCCCCCGTGAGGCGTGTATCCGCGAGGTTCGCGAGGAACTGGGCATCACGCCGCCGATCGGCCGGCTTCTGGCCGTCGACTGGGCACCGAACCCGGGGGAGGGGGACAAGGTGCTCTACCTCTTCGACGGCGGGGTCTTGAGTCCGAGTGACACTGAGCGCGTGCACTTGCAGGCAGAGGAGCTGACCGGCTTTGACTTCCATGATCTCGCTGAGCTGTCGACGCTGACCATTCCTCGTCTCGCTCGAAGGATCACTGCTGCCATGGAAGCTCGAGCCCTGGAAAGGGTCGCTTATCTGGAACACGGAGAGCCAGTACCGGCTACCGATTCTTGAGGGTGCCTGCTGGAGGTCGCAGACATCTCTGATGCCTGCCTACGTCGACGAGACCCATTGCCTAGCAGTTGACTCCTAGAAGACGACGGAAATCAGGTCGGCGGAAGCCCGCAGTCGAACTTGGCGTCGCGACGCGCGACGCCCTTGCCACTTACCTAAACGGTTACCTTAGAAACGTCCAGACGCCACAACCTTGAGAAAGCTACGGCACAGCAATTCAGCAAAGTCCTCGGATGTCCGGAGTTCGCGAAGCTGACTTAGTGTAATAACTAGGATGCGATGCCCATCCTGTTGAGCCATGGCGATCTTAAAATGCGCCGCGGTGAGGTTATCCGCGTTTCCTGTGACTCCATTTGCTGCGACTAGAACACCAAGCTGAACCCCTTTTTCCTTGAGTTTTGTTACGAAAGAACCAACCTCCTTTGCTCCAACAGGTGCGTCCCAATTCTTGCACTCGACCAAAAAGCACACAGGGAGAACCTGCATCCAGCGGGCCTCCTGAGTGTTGGCCACAGACACGTCTATCTCTGATCCCTTAAACACGTCTACGCCGTTCGACTGGGTCATTAGACCTGGAATCTCGCCAAACAAGTAGCAGACGAGTGACTCCAAAGCGTCACCGCGGGCTTTGGTAGTAAGACTCTTGTCCATTCCCAGACTGACATATTCTTCGATCTTGGTAATCGAATACTTGGGCATGCGATCACTCGCTCGACGAGTGTGTGATCGCATCTGAAATCACCTGCGAGAGGGCGGTAAGCCGTAGTCTGTGTAGAAGGTCAATCGCTGAAATAATCTGCGTTCGCCCGGCGGAATGTCGATCGACTGAGAACTGCCTACCTTCAAGGTCGTTATAGACGACAAGTCCCAGATTAGCCCGGCGTTCTCGAACCAAGTGCTCCAATTGAAGCTCTGCTTCAGCCAACCGCTGTTCCGACAGCCGACCACTTTTGCATTCAACGAGCACGATGTTCGAAGACTCGTCCGATGGGATGAAGGCAAAGTCCACGACTGAGTCAGAGTAGTTTCCCAGTGAATGCCCCTGGGTGTGGTCCTTCTCTGCCAGGGTGGCTCCTGCTTCGGTCAGTAGTTGGATAATCAGCTTCTCAAATGCAATCCCGTAATTCTCCGTTCCTTTGAGCGTTTCCAATCGCTGCCTGTAGTGTTCGACATCGAGCAAACGTGACTCTGGAGAATGTATCTGGGTAAATGGTGTAGAGCCATCGCTGTCGGTGATAGCGGCGCTGGCAGAGCCATCAAATATAGTATGACTCGAAAAAGTCGCCCCGCTGAACTCTGAATCGTGTTCGGATGTGGCTTCGCCGCCCTGGAACGCCACCCCGCGAAACCGGGTATCCCCCGTGAACCTCACGTGGTCAAACCAAGCGCTCTTCTCGAACTTCGCTCCGGTGAACCAGGCACGGCTCTCGAACGTCGCAGCCTCGAACTGGGCGTCGTCTTTGAACGTCGCCTCGCCAAACCAGGCGTCGTCTTTGAACGTCGCCTCGCTAAAGCTGACGGTCTTCTCGAACGTCACGCCGCCAAACCAGGTGGCGCCTCGGAACATCACCTTTCCAAACAAGGCGGCACCCGTGAACGTCGCTCCTTCGAACCCAGCGCGCCCCTGGAACGTCACTCGGTCCCATCGGACGGCTCCGAGCCGTGGCCGATGGTCGGGGTCGCGTACGGCATTCAACAGGTCTCGCAATAGAGCCGGGTTGAAGGTTGTGCCTCGGTGGTCCACATCGCTGCCGGGGCGGAGAGATGACAAGTACGTACTGCGCTCGCCGACGTCGAGATGCGCCAAACAGGCTCCGAACAGTTCTGCCTCAGCCCCCGTGCATTCACCGTGCGGTCGTGGGACGCGGTGACCCCGGCACCCCACCGGGTCTTGCGGGCTGGCACCGTGGCCACAGTGCGGGTATGGAGGAGGAGCGATCGACATAGGGGAGATCATGCCCTCACCAACGCAACCGGCGTCAGGGTCAGTTCCTGGCGGAGCGATCTGACTGCTCATTGCTCGACGCAGACGGCGGTCGATGTCCCCTGCCTGCCGTGGTCGGCTCGCCGTCAGATAACACCCCAGCCCGTTGCTCTGGTCAACCTTGCTGCACTTGGCGGCAGCAGCCGCAGGGTTGCGATTTGGTGCCTTGCAAGGGCCCAACACTCCTGCTTGCGAAGTAGTTGACTACTAAGCTGAGTCATGGGCGCCCCAGAATAGTTAGGCGAGAGGTCACCGCAGCGAGATGGTGGGATGTTGCCCACGCACGCCACTCCGTTCCGCCGCCTGCTCTTGGCCGTTCTCGTTCGGCGCACTCCAGAAGACGTGCGTCACCCCACGAGGTCCGGGCACCGCTGGAGGGCCAATACGGCGAGTCAACTAAATCTCGACTTAGAACGAAGAAGTCGTCATTTCCTCGACGCCTCTTGGCATAAACGAACACCTGCCAGTTGATGTCCGAGGTGTAGCGCATGTTCGGATGAGGCGCTCCGCGGCTTTGCGCTGGCATGCGGGGATGGGTCACACCGAAGTCCGCGAAGTCTAGGCGACGGGTCTGCCATTTGTCAGTAACATCAGCCCAGAGGAGCGCGTCCTCTCTTTTGACTGGTGTTGCTCGCCCTCGCGGAAAACCCGACAGATTGAAGGGAAAAGCACCAGCAGCAACACATATTCGCCGCCAAGGCCAGGGCGCCAGGCGCTCTAGTGATTCAGTGACCTCTCCTACACGTACATGCCGGCTGTCTTCGGACTGCACTGGCCCCGCATCGATGAGCAGATCGATCTCTTCCGGGTCTACACGGAGTACTCTGAGAAGATTACGGATGTGCTCGCCTTCCAAGAGTCCTTGCGAAACATCTAAAGATGAGGCGCGAAGGCACCCACCTTGCTCGTGCAAGTTCATTACTGCAGCGACCTCGGCAAGCATTTTTTGAGTGTCAGTTATTCTGAAAACCGGACACATAGCGACCTGCCGCTGACCCAATGATTCACCGACTCTCATCATTGGTCCACCGATATCGACTCGCGAGGCATTCGTCCCCGACAAGGCGCTGCAGTCGACTGAAAGAACCATCCCGTCCGGGGTACTGTCGACGGCGTGAGTGCAAAAGGTAGCCACTTCGGAGTCCGGCACGATCTCCATGACTGGACGAATCTGGGATTGAACCTCTGCCGACGCATGTTTCAGCGCCAGAAACTCCCCCTTCTTACCCTTGAGGATCGGAACGTAGGTCACCGGCCACCCCCTGGATGCAAGGCACATTCACTCAGTTGAAGTACGCATCGCTCCTGCCAGGGTGGCCGAGCAACCCCAGAATCGATAGAGACACAAACAAGCCAATGTGTCGATGCCTGTGGCCGAGTCGTTCATTTAAGGATCTGTTGATGTTGGAAGGGCCGCTGATCTTCGCATCTGGCGAATCTTGCGAGCCAGTCGATCAGCGCCCCTCACGCATGCACGCCGTTGCATCAAACAGAAGGGCGCAGTCAGGGCGCACAGCAGCAAAGCCCGCCATGCTGTTAGTTGCCCGGTAGAGGACGCAAGCACAAACGATTTCGGACGCTTCTACCCCGTAGACCCAAGCTCATGACGTCAGACGGCGCGCGTGGGTGCCCACCTGGCGCGCTGCTGTGAGCAGTGAGATTGCCTTGGCAATCCGCTAGAGGGAGTGCAGTGGCAGGACTTCCTCCAGGTAGCTCTGCGTCGCGCGGTCGGTGGAGTAGAGACGGGTGCCTTTGGTGCCTCTTGTTGAGAGGACGCGGTAGCTGTTGAGGGCGTATTGCAGGTAGCGGGGCGGGGGAAGTTGCTTCAGAGCTGGGTCGTGGCTGGCTTGGGGCCTCGCTTCCCAGCGACCGTTGTGACGGATGAGGTCGTGTCCGATGATGACGACGTTGTAGGCGTACTCCATACCTTGCGCGGTGTAGATGCAGCCGACCTGATCGTGCCCACCCTTGTCGGTGGCCCAGAAGGGGCGAGCCGGAACGTCTGCACTGTCGAGGCCCGTCTCGTCGGCTCGCGAGTTCCAAGGGCGTTCCCATACGCGTCGGCCCTCGGGGCTGTCAAACGCGATCCGGACTTCCCGGCGGAGCGGAGGGGTGGGTGGGGAGTCCCAAGGCCAGCAGAAGCCAGCAGCGATGCGTGCTGTGTGTCCGGTGCTTTGGTGGCGCTCAACCCATTCGGTGAATTGTTCGGGGTCGCTTGCGATGGCGAGATCGTAGTCCGCTCCTGTCCAAGGGGAAACCGTGCCGTGGGGCTGGAGGAGTTGGTCGATCCACTGGTGGTAGGCAGTGGATCCGTTGCATCGGAACTGGGCGGTCAGGTCGATGTGCCGGAAGGTGCGGTCGTTGTCGTGAGCGTGCTGCGCGAGTTGGGCGAGTGTGATGCCCTCGGTCGGCCGGACGATCTGGCGTTCGTCGAGGAACAGGACGCTCACTGCGGCCCGGTCCATGAGCTTTCCCAAGGTGGTCGGGAACTTGTTGCGTTGGTGGTCGGGGTAGGTGCGGGCACGGTGAGCCTCATCGAGGAGGATCACGCTGTTCGACGTCACGCTGGTGGGGACTTTGTCGAGGAACGTGGTGATGAGACCGCGTGACTCGTCTCCGACCGTCCGCTTCAGCTGTCGCGTGAGGGTGCCGGATGGGGAGAGGAGTCGCGGGTTGGCTTTGTGGCGGCTGCACAGATCGCCCAGGAGCCTGCATGCGATGACGGTCTTCCCTGTGCCCGGTCCGCCGGTCACCACGATGGTGCTCTTGCGGCCTCGCCGTTGGGCATCGGTGACGGCATGCCAGACCTCTTGACGGGCGAGGTCCTGGTCTCCGACGAGGGCCAAGGCGTCGTTGCCTTCGATAACCCTGCCGGCCCGTGCGAGCAGTCCGGGTGACGGCTGGTGCTCCGTGGCCAGGAAAGCTGTGACGTCTTCGGGTGCGGGAGGCTGCAGGTCGGTGCATGCCAGCCGCTCGGCGAGCAGTTTCGGAGCCGTGCCTGTGTCGAGATCGTCGCGTCCCAGGACGGGGAAGTCGGCTGACGGGCCATGCGCAGAGAGCTCACGTAGCTTCTTGACCAGATCTGCTGGGGCGTCGTGGAGGACCGCGACGCCGCGGACGCGCAGTTCGAGTTCGTCGGAGGACACCCAGTCCTGCAGGTAGCGCGCGTATCCGCCGACCTGCCGGGCAGGGTGCTGGACGGTGCGGTCCCCGATCCCGATCAGCCCGCAACGTGCTGAGTCGGTGCGAGCATGAGTCCACTGCTTCAACTCGATGACAACAGCACACAGGCGACCGTCCGGCGATCTCCCGATGACAAGAGCATCGATACGCTCGCCTGTAGCGGGAAGGGAGTACTCCAACAGCACGTGAAGCCCAGCCAGTCGGGCACTGCAGAGAGCCGTCAGCAGAGCAGGCCAGCTGCGACGCCAGCTGCGTACTTCCTCCACGCTGGGGGGTGTTCCGAAGGATCGTGTGAAGCGCTGTTGGCAAGCCGTGATGAACTCCGGCTGAGTCACGTATCGAGCCGTCTCGTCAACCGATCCCGCGTGAAGGTACATGGCCCCAATCCATACCAGCCAGGGATGACAACCTGCCTGCATGGAAGGTGAGTTGGGCTCGTGCTGTCTGCACTCTCTGATACTGCTGAAGGCATGACGATCAGAGCACTTGAGCAAGCGCTGGCCGACTTCGCGGCCGAACGCGATTGGGAGCAGTTCCACACCCCGAAGAACCTGGCGATGGCGCTAGCAGGGGAGTGCGGTGAGCTCCTGGAGCTGTTCCAGTGGCTCACGCCTGATCAGTCAACCCGAGTGATGGACGACCCACGCCAGGCCCAGCGCGTACGGGAGGAGATGGCGGATGTCTTTGCCTACCTGCTGAGGATGGCCGACGTCCTCGAACTCGACCTGGAGCAGGCAGTCGTAGAGAAGATCGAGAGCAACCGCAACAAGTACCCAGTGCACCTGGCACGTGGACGGGCCGACAAGTACACAAACCTGGGGGAAGAAGACTGATGCGCATCGTGATGCAGCCGGCACGTCGGTCCGACAAAGTCGTCAACCAGCACTACCTGGACACGATCGCCAACCCCGTCGTCTTCGACGAACACGCCGACCTGTTGGAGCCTGGGGTCATGGACGAGCTCAAGCAGCTCTTCCCCGACGGCTCCGCCGAAATGTGGGGCGTTGTGCCCGGCAAGGGGGGCGCCAACCTTCCTCGCATCAACAAGATGAGTCCAGGCCAATGGGTCTTCTTCACCGGCGACAAGAAGCTCTACTTCGGCGGCACGATCGCCCTGATGTGGCACAACAAGGCCTTGGCCGAGAGGCTGTGGGACACAGACGCAGCAGGTAGTACGTGGGAGTACATGTACGCCCTCTCCGGGACCCGCGGCTTCGACATACCAATCAGTGAAGTCCGCCAGCTCCTGGGCTGGAACGCCAATCGCAACATCATGGGCATCACCGTCCTCAACGAAGACGAAAGCGACACCCTTCAGACCCTCCTCACCCTCGATCCAGCCACCGCCGCTACCTCCCCGCTTACCGCGCAGGACGAGCGAGCAGCCGTCAACGCGTTCGACGGCGACCTGGAACGCAAGGCACAGCGCGCCCAGCGAGGAGAGCAAGCAGCACTCAAACGCCGCCTGCTGCCCGGAAGCACCGGAGAATGCGCCCTGTGCGGACGAGAACTACCTGCAACTTTCCTCATCGGCGCCCACATCAAGAAGCGCGCGATGTGCACCGACGACGAGAAGCGTGACCTGGCCAACATCGCCATGCTCGCTTGCACCTTCGGATGCGACGCGCTTTACGAACACGGCTACGTAGCCATCGCGCCAGGAGGCACCATCCAGGTGAGCCCTTTGGCCTACGACCTCCCTGGCGTCGCCACACATATCCAGGAGAGGCTCGCCGACCGCACCGTCACCTGGTGGAACGAAGACCGAGAGCCCTACTACCAATGGCACCGCACGCACACCTTCAAGGCGACGCCGGTGCACTGAGTGGAGCCGAGAACGTCGAGTCCGCTGCAACCTTGCCGTGATTCGCAAAGCAGCGCGAGCCGTGTAACAAGGGGCGGGATAACCCCCGAAGGCTGCGGGACATCAAAGCGCGTAGGTCTGCGTGGGGTTATGGTGCGCTACTTGCGATGGCCGTCATTGCCTTTCTCGACAGTGGCTGGGAGTTCGCCGGAGAGGCCCACCTGATGTGGGGGTTCAACTGCTGGTTCCCCGGTGGACCGCGAGAGGCTGGCCCAGCTGGGCCGCGCTGTGGAGCAGGCCGGAGCCGTGTGCGCGTGCTGCGTCCTGACCTCACCTACAGGGTGGACAACGTGAACAAGGGACTGCGGATGGTGGACCAGGGGATCTGGGAGTGGTCCCACCCGGAGATCGACAAGCCGTCGTTCTTCCCCACGGTGGCGATGCCTCCACTGATCGGTTCCCTCAACGGCCTCCAGGATCACCCTGCCGGAGAGGGATGCATACCACCGGTCCCTGATGGCCACGCACTCACCGAGGGGACACAGCCGAAGGCGGGTCCGTCGTCGGCGAGGCAGGAGCCTTTGGCTGTCCGAAGCCGGGGGTGAGCAGTAGCGCAAGGAGCGTCGCGACGGTGGCCCCCGAGGTAATCGAGGCCACCACGTCCCCGCGGCCGACGGCACCGTGCGTCCGGGCGGTGTACTTGAAGACCGAGATGCCCACGGTGATGCCCACGACGATGAGCAGGACCGCCAGCGGCGCGATCTGGATGGTCACGAAGATCTCCTTGGTTTGTCCCGCCGAACACGGCGGCCGTATGTGCCGGGCGGCACGACGTCATGCCACCAAGGGGGCTATAGGAGGGGCGATCCCGGGACTTCGCGAGGTTCTACGCTCTGCCCATGGCGAGGACCACGAGCACGGCGATGCGCGAGCTGATGGAGCTGTCCGGGGCTTCTCAGGCGCAGATTGAGCGGTGGCAGAAGCGAGGCTTCCTGCCGAGACTTCCCAGGGTGTACACCGGGGGCGGAGGTAGCGAGTCGGCACTCAGCGAAGAGATCGTCGAGCGGGCGCGGCTGCTGGCAGACCATGCGCGGCAGGGCGCCTTGACGATGGGCCCGATCTCGTTGATCGCCACCCTGTCCGAACCGGATGTCGCTCTCCTGCGGGAAGCGGTCATCGAGAACCTTACGCAGCTGCGCCACCGCGTAGGCATGGACGTCCAAGCCTGCTCGCCGCAGGAAGCGGCGATCGCCCGGCAGAGTGCTGCCGATCGGAAGGCGAAGCGCCAGGGCCGTACCCAGCGCCTGAAGGACATCGCAACGGGCGCGGTCAAGGAGGGATCAGCGCTTGAGCTTGTCGAACTGCTGACGCTGTTCAACCGGGACACGGATGAGGAGATCGACGCTGGCGACCTGGAGGCTGCGGTCGATTTGGTGGTCGCCCGTGTCAAGGAGAACCTATCCCGCCTGATCGGTGTCCCCGTCGATCTTCTGCCGCCTGAGATGGAGGCGGGCCTCAGAGCCGATGCCCGCCGACAGCTGCTTGGCGCTCCGACGTTGCGTGACCAGTGCGACCTGGTCCGATCCGTGCCTGAAGGCTTACTGATTAGGGCATGCCGCCTTGTCCCGATGGTCCGGCGGGTTCAGATCGCGGCGGTGGAGTCCGCGAGGCTGGCTCACGCAGTGCGTACCGGCACGCTGGCGGCGAAAAGGCTCGGCGCGTGGCAGGACTTCCCGATGCCGTACGCCAACGTGGAGCGCATGGAGGCGCACCCGATGTGGGAGCGGTGGGGGAGCAAGGTGATCGAGGCCGGAGCGGTGCGCGACAGCGGCGACGGCCCGCGCATCGTGGTGTGCCTGGAGAACCCGGGCACCTTGGACGAGCTGGAAACTTACGCTGACTTCCTGGTGGCATTGATGCCGGCGCAGGCCTGCCACCGCCTGGCGTTCCATCGCCCCGGACCCGGAAGCCGGACAGTCCAGTGAGGCCTGTTTTATGAATGGTCGCTCCTGAAACACCCTCATGGAACGCTCCTCGCCAAGGTGCTCAGCGTGCTGACCCCGCCGTACGCAAGCCGGGATCGTGTTCACCGTGCTCGCGGCAATGTCTAGCCTGGGGCGCGAGTACATCCGCGACCGCACCCTCGAAGGCCACGAGTTCGACCACAAGCGTGGCAAGACTATCGGTGACGCTGAGTGATGGAGATGCCGACCAGCTCGACCGTTGCCCTCCGCCCGACCCTGCTAATGATTTGCTAACCCGGCGTCCGCACACCCTGCGAATCAGGTCCACAGATCCAGCGTCTGGGGCCCGTTCCGGCGAGAACCATGAGGTCAGCGACGCACGCGAAATGCATCGGCTCGCTCGTAATGCGTAGGTCGGGGGTTCGACTCCCCCAGGCGGCTCACGAAAAGTCCAGGTCACCTAGCCCGTGACCTGGGCTTTTTCTTATGCTCGGACCTTCCGGGGGCGGAACTCGATGATCTTGGCACCCTCATGTGTGGCCGTCGTGTGGCCATCGTGCTCGACGGCCGCCTCTGCGATGTCCGCGACGAGCTTGTCAGTGGCCAACGTGGCGATCTCGTCGAGGGCGGCCTGCTCCTTCTCTGTCGGCTTGGGCTGACGGGCGGTGCCGCGCGGAACGATGGCCGCGGTTGCCTCGGCTGCCTCGGCTGCGACCTCCGGCATGACCGACTGATACGTGTCTCGCGTGATCCGCGTATCGCTGTGTCCGAGGGTCTCGGACACGATCTTGATATCGACGTCGGCGGCGAGCATGAGCGAGGCGGCGACGTGCCGCAGGTCGTGCAGCCGGATCGCCGGGAGCCCGCTTTCCTCGATGAGCCGCTCGAAGTGGTCAGACAGCCAACCCGGGTGAATGGCCGTCCCGTCTTCGCAGGTGAACATTCGCCCGGAGTCGACATGCGCCTCGCCCCACTCGGCGCGTTCGGCGTCCTTCATGGCCTCGTCTCGTCGAGAACCTCGGCGGTGTACGTGTCGACCGTGATCACGCGTTCGCCGCTGTCCGTCTTCGGCGCGCTCTCGACGACGTCCCAACCGTCCTGCACGAGCTGCGTGGCGATGGTCAGCGTTCCCCGCTGGCGGTTGCGGTCGGCGCGGCGCAGGCCGCACCCCTCGCCGCGGCGAAGTCCCCGGAAGGTGATCACGTGGTACAGCCCGTACAGGCGCTCACCCCGTTCTGCGAGGAAGTCGAGGAACTCGCTGGCCTGTTCAGGTGTCCAGACCATGACGGGCGAGGGCTTCTCTCCTGTGCGCAGCCACTCCTCGACGAGGTGCGGTTCCCACACCAACGCCTTTGGCCGCTTGGCGGGGGCCAGTTCGACGTACTTGGCCGCGTTGAAGGTGATGTGACCCTGCGCGATGGCGTCGTTCAGGGAGGCACGTAGCGTCGCCTTGATGTGATGCTGCGACGAGAGACCCGTAACGCGCCGGAACCCCGGCATCGCGTCGATGGTCTCGTGCATGGCCTTACGGCGTCGCCGGTTCTCCGCTCTCTTCCACGGAATGAGCTTGAGCTCATCGAGCGCGGTACGTCGCAAAATGTTGTTGTCGAGGATCTCCTCATTCGTCTCCTCGATCCCCTCGAACATGACGTTCAGGTGGTGCACGGTGAGGCGGTCGAGGCGTATGTGCCCGATGCGCGGCACCAGGTGGCACCGAATGTCGACGTCGTACCGTGTCTTGCCGCTCTTGCGAAGCCGCTTCTTGCCGGCGAGCCATGATTCGAGCCACTCACCGACTGTGGTGTGCGTGGTGAGCGACTGCCCAGCGCTGAACTTGCGCTTCGTTGACTCGTACTCCGGAAGCGTTACCTTGCTTGCGGAGACGGTTTCGAGCAGGTCGCCGAGTCGGCGCCGGCCTTCCGTGTCGTCCTTGTCGGTGATGTTGAGCAGGCCGCGGACCTTGTCGAGGTCGTTCTGCGCGTCGTCGCGCTTCTCGTAGCCGGTCCGGCGGAAGCGACGACGCGTGCCGTCCTCGCGCGGTGGGAGCTCCTGAACGAAGGTCCAATACCCGTGCCTACGCTGCTTCAACTTCGTGCACGAGTTGTTGAGTTGCTTGCCCGTCTTGGCGTCGCGGCAGCCGCAACGCTTGCTGATGGTGCCGTTCACTCAGCTTCCTTCTTGTTGGTTCCCCTCGGCTGGTTGCCTCGGGTGGTCTGGCGGAAGAGGTCGACGTGCAGGGTGCCCGGGGGGATGCTGGCGCCGAGGTCGTGCAGGGTGTCGAGTACCTGCATGAGGTCGGCGACTCCGTGCCGGGCCTTGTCGTCCTGCTTCTGCGCGGCGCGTATGAGCGCCTCGCGTGCTGGCTTCTCTTCCAAGTCGTATGCGTCGGCCCGCATGCGGTCGGCGCGGTCGGCATGTGCGAGGCCGGCCTCGGCGATTCGCTCGGCGCGGCGGTAGCCGGTTACGGCTTCGCCGGCGGCGCCTTCCTGGCGCCACGCCGTATGACGGAGCGGGCCTGTGTCGTTGTCTGCGGTCGTTGTGGGGGTGGTGCTGTGTTCCTCGCCGGCGAACCAGCGGACGGCCTCGAACGGTGGTGTCATGGCGCCGGGTAGGGCCTCGGTGCTCTCGGCGTAGCCGACGGGGAAGACCAGGGCGGCGGGGGGTACGTCGAGGGCCGCGGCGAGCACGAGCAACTCGGCGACACTCACGGATGTTCGGCGTCCGTTCTCAAGGTTGGAGATCACGGCTCGCGGGATGGTCATTCCGAGCTCGGTAGTGCGGTCGGAGAGTGCTTGTGCGCTCATGCTGCGGTTGCGGCGGTAGCGGAAGACTTCGCCGGCGATGACGGCGGCGAGGCGTTCGGCCCACTCTTGTTGCTCCATGGCGAGGCAATCTTTCATATGTTCTGGCATGTGACAACACAAAACGATAGCTTGTTCGGAGATTGTCAGCCATCAACAGGAGGTGTGCGGCGGATGGTTCACGCCATCGAGGGGGAGCAGGAACCCCGAGGAATGACGCACGATGAGCTGCTCGCCTTGCCGGTGAGTTTCCCGCTCGATGTGGCAAACAGGGCCCTGGACTTGGGGCGTACCACTGGCTTCGTGCTGGCCAAGCGCGGTGCGTATCCCGTGCGCGTTCTGCGGTTGGGTCGGCAGTATCGAGTGACGCGGTACGACTTGCTGCGGTACCTCGGGCTCGATGCGGACGGTTGTGCGACGGATGGTTCGAGCAGCTCAGCAGAGGCGGCCTGAGTCGATCTTCGCCGCAACGCACTGCGGCCCCGGTGTCGTCTCGCGGGACGATGACGGGGCCGCAGGCATGCGCCCGGGGTCGGACTTTGCGAAGGACCGAGTGGGACGCCTCAAAAAACCTAGCGGTTTGTATGTTATGGCGAGAACTCGTTACCGGGGGTCCTTCGCGCACCTTCACTAACGCGTTGCATCTGCACCACAACGTTCCGTTCAGCCGGTTTAGTTGAGTCCTAGTGCTGACGGGGTGTTCGCCTATCGGCTAGTGCGGAATGCCTTCGATGATGTCGCGGGCGTCCTGTCGGAGGAGTTCGGCACACACCCGCGAACCTAGTGTGCCGGGGTCGTTGGAGACTTCGCCCCAGATGTGAGCGTGAGCGAACTTGCTGCCGTCTCGGCTGAACACCATGCCGCGCAACGAGAGTTGCCCGTCGGATTCGGTGACGCAGTAGCCGGCAATCGGGCTGTTGCAGTGCCCGCGCAGTCCATGCAGCATGACGCGCTCGGCGGTGGCTTCCGTCTGCGTCGTCCTCGACCAGCGCCGTCCCCATGTTCAGTGTCTCGACGACGGCGCCGAGGAGAGCGACCGGAGCGCGCACGATCATTTCGTCGAGCGTGACCGTGCGCGTCTGGGACAGCAGCCGGCCCGCCCATGCCCCGTGCGCCGCCGGCCGTGGCACGTTCCCGGAATCGACCTCGGGCAGCTCCTCCCACCCGGTGAGCTTGCGCCACCGGTAGGGAGTGTGGGTGCCGAGCAGCAACTCGCCGTATCGCAGCTGCCCCGGCACCATGCCGGCCGCCACTGTGGCGACGTCGACAGTCGTTCTGTCCATGGGGTCTATCCCGTGCCTTTCATGCGCCAGTTGAGGGCGGCGGCGGTCTGGTCCGGGCGTGGAGTTGCCGGCGTTCCATGTGCCGATGTGCACCAAGGGCCCCGACCGTCCGCCGACGCCGGCCGCGGCGCCCGCCCTGGGGGCGCCGGATACTGCGGGGGTGGCCATGGCGGGCACGCCAGAAACGGGGACCATGCGGCGCATGGCGCCGTCGACGGCGCCTTGACCGCTCCGGATGCCGGCAGCGACGCCGGCGGGAATCCACCGCCCCACATCGCGCGCCATCACGCGCGAGGGCGAGGCGATCCCCAGGGCTTTCGCTACGGGGCCGGGAATCATTGATTTGGCCCAACCTGTGATCTTGGACTCGATCCATCCGCCCATGGACTTGATGCCGGCCCATAGGCCGGTGACGACCGCGCGCCCCTTCCCGACGAGCAGCGTGCCCAAGTTGCCCAGTGCGGCAGCGATGCGCGCAGGAAGCCCGCGCAGCCAAGCGAGGGTCTTCATGGCGCCGGTGATTACCGCGGCGGTGAAGCGGGCGAGCGCCAGCATTGCCGCGCGGCGCAGGATCGGGGCGAGAGTGACCAGCGCCGAACGGGCCCGCGCGGGAAGGGTCTTGATCCACGCCACGGCCTTAGCGATGCCGACAGCCACCCATACGCCCAGCTTGATGAACAGCGAGCGCAGGAAGTTGCCGACGTTCGCGACCAGGGCCTTCGTTTGCTTCCACGCACCGGAGAAGTCCCCGCGCAGCAGCGAGGTAAGGATCTTGAGAACCGGAATCGTGACGATGGTGATCTGCGCTGCAAGCACCCTGGCAAGGAAGCTCGCGAGCTTCCCAACAAGCGCAATGATCGGCGTCAAGATCGGCATCAGAGACTTCAGAACGCTGCCGACGAGCTGCCCCAGTGCCGTCAACAGCGGGCCGAGTGCGACGAGGACTGCCCGAACGACTTCCCCAACGACGCGATAGCCGGCGACAGAGCCGTGATCAGACTCGACAGGATCGGCAGGACGGCAGACACCAACGTCGACAGGATGCCGACCAGCGGGCCCACGATCGCCGGCAGCGACGCGAACACCGGGGCCAGGGCGTTCGCCAGGGTGGTAGCGAGCTGCTGCACCACCGGTGCCAACTGCCGAAAGAGGCTCCCGATGGCAGTCAGAATCGGGGTCAGTGCTGGCAGTAGCGCGGCGACGAGCTTCCCGACGATCGGCAGCAGCGGCGCAAGCCCAGTGATCAACTGCCCCAGCGCGCCGGCCGCGGCCGAGAGCACCGGGCCAAGGGCGGCGATCACCGGCTGTAGGCCGGCGCCAAGGGCCTTGGTCAGGGTGGTAAGCGGGGGACCGAGCTTCGCGAGTGCCGGCCCGAGCGCGCCCGCGAGGGTCTTGACCAGCCCTGCAAGCGTCGTCATCAGGGCTGAGAGCACCGGCCCGCCAGCTTGCGCGAGCTGCCCGAACAGTCCGCCGAGCGAGGAGAGGATCGCCCCGAGGCCGGAGAACAGGCCGGACAGTCCCGCGGCGGCGCCGGCGGCGCCGGCTGAGATGCCGTCGAAGAATCCGGCCAACCCGGAGCCGAGCGAGACGAGCCCGCCGGATATGGCCTCCATCACCGGGGCCGCGGCCGAGACCGCCCTCGACAGGGCCGGGGCGAGCTTCTCAACCATGCCGAGCACGCCATCGGCAAGCATGCCGACCTGCGGCGCGACCGCGGCGAACGCCGACTTCAGACTCGGCGCGATCTGGTCGAACGTGCCCCGAGCCTTGCCGGCGATCCCGACGAGCTGCTGCTCGATCGGCCCGACCATGCCTTGAACAGAGCCGACGACATGGTCTTTCAGCCCGCCGAAGGCGTCTTGCACCTGGCTGGACTGCGCCGCCGCCGCAATGCCGATGCCGGCGAACAGTGCGGGCACCGCAGCAAGCGCGGCGCCGGATACCACCGCCCCGGAGGCAAGAGCCGCAGTCGCGACGCCCATAGCGGGGGCAAGGGAGCCGAGCGCAGCAACGGCTGTCGCTGCACCGCGGGCGATGCCGGCCCCGAGCGAAGAACCGGCATAGTCGCCGGTGCGTGCGATCCGTGCCTGTAGCCGGCGCAGATCGCCCTCGGTCTGGTTGACGCCGCGACGCGCCCCCGAGGCGTCGAGGTCGATATAGTCGACCAATTCGCCGATCGTGAGGGCCAAGGCACGCACCCCCTCGAAACATCAGAAGGACACTGTTCGGAACGTATACAGACAGCAGTCGCGGTTTCGCTTTCACGCTGCTACGTGGAGTGGCACCGTGTATGTCTACGTTCTAGAGGGGGGATCAACATGGCTGGCGCAGACTCGATCACTCATTGGGCAGCGAATCAGCGATCACGCACCACCTCCCGGTACCGCGATTGGCGGCACCGGGTTCACAATCCTGGCGATTGCCCAGTGTCCAAGCAGCTAGATTCCGACTTGGAACGTCTGAGGCTGCCCCACACCTCAGCAGAGAAAACAAAGTTTAGACTCAACACGCCGGACGTAACCCTTGAGACTTTTCCGTTCGCACCGTTCTTGCTCCGCGTGATCGGATTGTCTCTCGTTATCTACGTGCTGGATCGAGCGGCGCCCTTTATTTTCGTCATCGGCGCCATGCTCCTGGCCTTTCGATGGCTCTTCATCTATGGGCTCCCTAGCGCCCTCGCGTATTCTGTTCTTTATCGCTGCACTCATACGGTCGGTCTGTGTGCTGACGTCTACGAGGAGAGCGTCCCTTACCTTCGACGCATGAAGCTTCGGAAGCTAGATAGGGCCTGTGGGTCACTGGAGAGGCAGCTGCTGGCAATCAATCGTTCGGCGCGCACGATGTCGTCCCGTTCACCACGCAGGCAGCACGTTAGGCAGCATGCGGCGAAAGTTGCGAATGTGTTGCGCAGTCATCTGTATCGGATCGACACAGATGGGGAAAATGCTGTGCGAGACCTAGCTGTGTTGCTTGTCGAGATCAGTGAGAGTTGCGCTGTCGGTCGCATAGGGGCACTGTTGTCCGAAAGCTATCAACTGGAAAATGTTACTCCGGTTTCTACTTCTCGAACGACAATTCTTGAGTCTCTCCACGTAGTTGCGACGTTTGCTTGTGCTATAGCTGCGGCTATCGGAGTGGCAAAAGTGATGCCCTCGCTGCCTGTGCCGGGTGACCTTCAACCATGGGTGTTGCTCGTGAGCGCCCTCAGCGCAGGGATCTTGGTTGCAGGTTGGCGACGGGTCGAGCGAATTATTGAATCATTTCCGGGGAAGTAGGTACGCCTGTGAGTGCGGCGATTTCGCGTGAATCGGTGACTGTGCGAGGCGTGCGCGCCCACGCGCGAGGAAATGCTGCTTCGGCTGGCAAGCCAGAAAGGAGCACAAGAAAACGCCGAGTGCTCAATTTGGCGAGTTGCTCGGCGGTCATTCCGTATTCGCGTGCGAGGTCAGATTCGATCGCACACCAGTTGGTCAGGATCGCGCGCCAGAACCGTTGGCGATCGTCTTCGGGGTCGGGGCGGATGCTTTTCCCTCCCCGCCCGCTTCCTTTGCTGCTTCCTGCTCGTCGTACAGCTCGACGGCATACGCAATGGAAATGCTTCCCGGCTCGCGGGAGTTGGCCGCGGACCAGAGGAGAACGACGCCGAGCTGCCGGTCGGTCATGCCGTGCTCGGCCCACTCATCGAGCGCGGCCGGCCCGAACAGGCTGGACAGCAGGCGGCGGATGTCGTCGGGGTCGTTGCTGTTCTGTACGCGCTCCATCTGGAGCGTGAACAGCAGCGGCAGCGAGGTCGGCAGGACGTACTCGCGCCCGTACAGGCGGAGCGTTGCGCCGAACCGGGTCTCGTTCTGCTCTGCGAAAAAGGCGTCGAAGTCGGCGACGTCGCCCTCGTGTTCAGTCGGCTTGTTGCTCACGCGGCGCCCTCCTCGTAGTTCAGGTATGCGGGCGCGGGCTCGGTGCGCTTGTTGTAGAGGGTGAACACGGGTTCGTAACGGGGGCGTCCGCACTGCACGAAGCTGGCGGTCCAAGAGGTCTTGTCGTTGGTCTCCCCCTCGGACTCATCCGGGGTGACGGTGGCATCCCAAATGACCCACATGTTCTGGGACTCGTGCCGGTAGCGGATTTCGTTTCGGGAGTCGCTGCCGAGGCGCTGCCCCCAGAAGTAATCGACGTATGCCTGCCCCTCGACCTGCTTTCCGGTCTGCGTGTCGATCGCCCACTGTCCTTCGAGTTCGATCTGCCCGCCGCGCTGCATGACGTCCTGCTCGTACCAACCCTTGGAGTCGAACGACGTCGTTTCGGCGGTCTCTTCATTCTCTGACGCGTTGTGCGTCCACGAGGTGAGGTTTTCAATCGGCAGCCACCGCTCGACAGTTGTCGACTGGTCGCGTACCTCGAAAGCCACCCGCGGGCATCAACAGGACGGCCCATAAGGGCACTTCCCTTCCTGGTTACGGGTACCGGTGAATAGTCGGGGCCTCGATATCTAGGCGGAGATTCACGACGTGCTCGTGACGGCCGGTCGCGTCGACGCCCATTGAGGCGGGCGCGGCCTGGGCGGCGGCGAGCACAAGCCACACCCCGCCGGGCAAGGAGATGCCGGCGAGCCCGTGCAACGCGGAGTAGAGGGCCTCGCAGCGTCGGCGGGAGTCGCGCGGGTCGGCGGTGCCGCGAACGCGGACTTGCACACTGCGCACGTCCCAGCCGTTGCGGGCGTCGACCTTGCCGGCCCCGTACAGGGACAGACACACCGCGGCATCCGGGGCGGGCGGCATGGTCTCTATGAACGTGTCTCCGCAGACGCCTTCCGGGTCGTAGGTGAGCAGGTCGCGCTCGTGCAGATAGCGGGCGAGCGCGTCGAGGTAGTCGAGCGGCTCACCCACGCAGCGCCCGCCTTACCGCGGCAGCGATCAACTCCGCGACGGTGTCGGCCTGTTCGTTGAGGGGGTCCTCAAGGTATTTCGCGGTGCGGCCGGCGTCGTGGCGGTAGTCGAGTTCTTCGTGCTGCCGCACCGCGTACGGGGTGTCGTAGGAAACGGCGGCGGTGAGCTCTCCCTCGTCGACGGTGGCGACGCCGGAGCGTTCGAGGGTGCCCTCTTCGATCGGCACGCGGGCGCGGGAGCGGGCGAGGACGTGCTCGGCCACGGCACGCAGCCCGCGGGCTGCGCCGTCTTCGGTGCCGCGCAGCGCCTGCTCGCCGTTCCACGTGAGGCGGGTCCGTTGCGTCACTGACACATCACCTCCGTGCAGGCGGGCACGGGCAGCCCGGGGGCGGTGTGCCGCGCGGTCGAAATCGCGGTCGCGGTGCGGCCGTCGGGCAACGTCAGCCGGCTCCCGGGCGGGCATTCCAGCTCGGGGCCGGTGATGACTTGGGCGGTGGCGAGTACCTCGCGCCCGTCCTTGTCGGCGACTTGCTTGCGTACGGCCGCGACTTGAGCGGGTACGCATTCGACCGGCTCGCCGTAGCGAGGTCCATAGGCGGAATCGCCGAGGTAGGGCTCGACGTGGATTCGGTGGCGCAGATGGCGGCCGGGAACGCGAGTCACCACGCGGCGAACACCTCGCCCGGCAGCAGGCCCGCGGAGCGCAGCCGGCGGTACGCCCGCGGGGCGAGCTCGACGCCTGCAACGAGCACAGGGTCGGCGGCCGGCGCGGTGCGGCCGGACAGCGACACCGGGCCGATTGAGACGCTGTCCCACTCTTCGCCGGTGGTGATCCCATCGCTTCCGATGGCGAGCCACCACTCGACCTGCGCACAGACGGCGTCGGCCAACGCGGCGGCCACGTCGGGCGAACCAGCGTCATACACGGCGGTCAGCAGGGCGGCCTCGACGTCCTCGGCCGCACGGTCGAGCAGCAGCTCGGCCTCGGGCGGGGCCGGACGGCGGCACCACGCGGCAAGCTGCTCGACGGTGGCCTGCGCCCGGCCCACGCTTACCCGCCCTCGGTCGTGGTGGTGTCGTTCGGCTTGCCCCGCCGCGGGCGGCTCGGCTTGGCGGGCGCGTCCTCGATGACGACGACCTCACCCTCGTCGCACGGGTCCGGGTCGACGGCGACGACGGTGTACCCGTGGCGGCGCAGGAACTCAATCGCTCCCATGGGCGTGACGGGGTAGCAGCAGTGACCAACGCCGTTGGCGAAGCTCACGCCGGCCACGATGCCCGTGTGTCCGACAGGGGCAGTGATGCGGTAGTGCATGGGGTGTTCCCTTCTTACAGAACGTGGATGTTGCGCAGGACGGCCGCCGCCTTGGTGGCCTTCAAGACCACGGCGACGGGGCCCATTTCGACCTCGCCGACCTTCACGGCGCCGGCGGTGTCGAAGTCGGGGAGCCACTGCCGCACGAGCTGCCCGCCGGCCGTGGAAACGCCGTGGAATCCATCCAGGCCGAGGCGCACGACGTATAGGTCAGACAGGCCCGGGACACTCGCGCCGACGCCGACGCCGACGCCGACGCCGACGCCGACGCCGACGGTGTCGATGACCCGCGGCTCGACGCCGATCACGGGGTCGCTGCTGCCGGCCTCGCGCCGAGGTCCACGAACGGAATGCCGTTGTAGTTCTCAACGGGCCGGCCGAACGCGTCCTCGCTGCGCGTGTAGTAGCCGCTGCGCCGGGCCAGCGAGCGCACACGCGCGATCGTTCGCTTATTGCCGAGGATCGCCGAGGGGGTGTCATCGACGGTGGCGAGCAGCTCGTCGAGGGTGTCGAGCGCTTCGTGAATCTCCCGGTTGGTGTCCATGGCCGGGCCGGTCCAGTCGGTGACTTCGCCGACGCCGAGCTCGGTTGAACTGCCGGCGAGGGCGAAGTCGAGCCCGTCGAATCCCTGCTCGCCGATCTCACCCTCGGGCGTGCGCACGCGTATCCCGTTGATCACCTGGTCGGCGAAGAACGCGCGGGCGCTCTTGATGGTCTGCTGCATCTGAAACGTGGTCTCGTTCGTTGCAGCCGGGCCGATCTGCGCGAGCACGCGGTCGAGGCGGAACGAGCCGCCGAGCGGTGCGAGTTCAACGCCGTACTTCTCCCGTCGCGCCTCGGCGATGGGGTACTCGGTGTTGTAGGGGCGGAAGTGCGCGGGCCGCTCGTGCACGGTGCGCAGGTAGGTGTACGAGAGCGTCGCACCGCCCCCGGCAGGGTTCACGGGCATCGTGAAACGCGAGGTTGTCGAGCAGCCAAGAAGACTTGCGGAACTCGTCGATCACCATGTGATCGAGGTCTTCAAGCGCATTCAGATGCGCGTCGGCGAGGGTGATCAAGAGATATCCAATCCGGGGTCAGCCGCCGAGGCGGGCGGCGATGGCGTCCTGCAACGACTTCGGGCGCTGCTCGCCGGCGGGCGGCCCGTTGAACTCCGCCCCGCCCTTGGCCGGCCCGGACGGGCCGGCGCGGTACAGGTCGGGGTCGGCTTCGGCTGCCGCAGTGATGGCGGCGCCGAGCTGCTGCTCGAACTTCGGTCCGTTCGGGTCGAGGCCGGCGACCGAGTCGAGGAAGCTGCGGGAGTTCAGCAGCCGGTCGGCTCGGGCTCCGTTGTCTGCCGCGGCCTTGTGCGCGGCGAGCTCCACCTGAGCCGTACGCAACTGCTCTGTGAGGTTGCCGAGTTGCGTATCGCGCTCGGCCACCGCGGCGGCAAGCTGTGCCGGGTCCTGCCCGCTCTCGCCTCCGTCGGGGTTGAGGGCCTTCTGCACAGCGTCGAGCGCCTGCTGTAGCTGCTCGGCACGCTCGCTCTGCTCGCTTGCGCGTTGCTCAGCTGCGGTGAGCTGCTGCTCGGCCGTGGCGTTCGGCACCGTCGGCTCAGGGGAAGCACCGGCGGGCGCGGGCGAGTTCTGTTCACTTGTCGTGGATTGGTCGGTGGTTGCGGGGGTGCTCTCTCCCGAACCGCCGCGAATTGGCCAGATGGGGCGCCCATCACGGCGGTAGCCAACAGCGTGTTGCCCGGTATGGGGATGGCTCGGCAGTGACGCATCGAGGATGTGCTCGGGCATGGGTGATCGACCTCCGGGCGAATTGTTAGGGAATGCAAAGAGGGCCCGCCGGTAGTGGCGGACCCTCTGCGAATCGCTTCTATGCGATCTCTATGGTTCCATCTCGCTGCGAATCGAACTTTCGAGTGCTCTATATGACTCGGTCAGTCGCTCAGTGACGGCGGCTAGAGAGAGCCGCTGTTGAATGCTCTGCTCATCATCGACACTCTGGCCTTCATCACGTATCCGTTGGTGATGAGGTCTAGCCTCATGAACCAGCAGTCGCATGAACTCGTGCAGGGTCGTTGACAGAGACTTTGTGCCTTCGTAAACGCTGTGACTTGCTACGAACCGTATCTGACTCATCAAGCGATCGAGCTCGTCTGACTCTGTCTCCCTCAATTCCGCGAGCGGATGTGCCGACCAGTCCCTCGCGTTGTCAATGAAGCGAGCCATGGCCCTGAGAAGATCGGCGTATACGACGAGGCGTTGAGCGCTGAGCTGCTCGGCCCGCACGCTCTTTCGGCGCATCCGCTCGGCCACAACTGGCGCCAGAAGAGAGCCAATGAGAGTTCCAATGATGCCAGCGATTCCCACCCATGCAGCGTCGTCCAATTCTCACAACCCTTCCAAAGCAATGAAATTGTGCGTGTGTGCACTGCTATTGCTTGGTGGTCCGATCTGCGACCCTGCGGCCCGCGGTGTAGCCGCGCACCCACGCGGAGCGCAGCAAGTCGCCGCCGGGGTAGGGGCACACGGTCACAGGTTGCCGGTCGAGGCCGGCGGTGTGTCCCTCGTTGATGGCGCGCACGAGCTGCTGACGCGGTCCCATGCTTGCCCCCTGTCGCTGTGTCACTGGCGGTTGTCCTGCTCGCTGCGGGCTTGCCGGGAGCGCTCGGCCTCGACAGTGCTTTGCCCGGTGAGCTGCTCAGTGAATTCTGCCAGGGTCAGCCGCGGGTGCTCGGCCCAATACCGTTTCAGCTCCTCCGAGGCGCGCGCGTAAGCGACGTGCGCGGGCCCGGAGAACAGCGACTCGGGGTCGATCCCTTCGGCTGCGGCGTGCCGGTTGAGCAGGTAGCCGCGGCACCAGTCCTCGGCGGCGAGCCACTGCCGGTAGGTGTGCTCGCGGTACATCTCGCGTATCTGCGCCCGCGTGTACGCCCCTTGGGCTGCCCGCTGGTCCTCTTCCCGTTCGGCGACCCAACGCTCGGTAGGGGACATGCCGGCGAACCGGTCCGGCTCGGGCTCGTCGCCGGCGATCCACCCCCACTCATCAGGTGCCGGCACAGGGGCGAGCGTCTCGTCGAGGTGGCGACGGTCGCTGAGCTGGTCGGCGACCGCGTCGCCGGTTGCGGGTAGCTCGGGCATGTCGACGGGGTAGCGGCGGTCGATCTCCGCGGCGATCTGCTCGGCCTCTCGCCCCCGCGCGTACAGCACGGCCCACCCGAGCACCTCGTCGCCGAACGGCGACAACTCCGGGGCGAGTTGGCCGGCGGGGAACAGCTCGGCGAGTAGCTGCCGGCGGTCGGCCTCGGCCGCGAGAGCGGCGAACTCGGCCTCGTCGGTGGCGCGGCGGACGCGGGCGGCGAGGCCGTCCTCGGAGAGCGCGACCAGGTCGGCCCGCACGCCGGGCAGGCCGGCGGCGACGTCGCGTCGGTCCAACTCCGCGGCCACCGTGAGCACCTGATCGTCAAACAGATGCGGCAGTGCGCGGGCGAGCTCGTTGTCGCTGTAGGGGGTGAGGTCATCAACGAGCTTCCCGCCGGGCCGCACGCGGTCGAGCAACTGCTGCTCATCGCGACGGTCGAGCACTTCGGCAGCGCGGTCCAGGTCCCGGGCATCGCCGAGCCCCGAACCAACCGCGTCGGCGAGCTGCTGCTCGCTCATCTCGGCCGGGGTGTGCTCGTCGCCCGCGCGCAGCCGCGCGACCTCGACCGCCTCGGCCGGCGCTTCCCTGCGCTGTGGCGGGAGGTTGCCGGCGCCGAGCCGCTCGCGCTCGCGATTGCGGCGCAGGTTGGGGTGTTCGGCGAGGTGGTCACGCATCGCGCCCTGCCAACGGCGCACCTTCGCGTCGGCCGCGCGCTTGGCCTCGGGGGTGACGGCCGCGGCGGAACGCTTCTTGTGCTTGCGGATGTTCCGCTCGATGGCGCGCTGCCGTTGCCCTGCCTCGTAACCCGAGCCGTCTGAACGCATCGGGGGAACGAGCGAGGTCACGCCAGGGATGTAGGCCGACACGCTGTGGCGGCAGTTGGGATGCTGGAAACCGGCGAGGCGTGCCTCGTCGAGGCTGCCCTGCACCACCACGCGCAGCATTTCGCCGTCACGGGTGGCATGTTCGAGCTCTACCATGCGACGTCCGTCTGGCCCGCCAATGCTCAGTAGCCGGCCTTCCCACGGACGGCAGAGCGGGCACTCGCGCGGTGCGTCCGAGGCGAGTACGTAGTCCATGCCGGCCTCGGTCAGGGTGCGGGTGTGGGACTCGATGGCCGCTCGTGCGGTCGAGGTCCGTACGGCCATCTCTGCGTAGGAAGTCAGCTGCCAGCGGCGGCCGGCCCGGTCGGTGAAACCGGAGATGCCGCGGTCGGCGAAGTGCCGCATTGCGTTCTGCGTGGCCTGCCGTCGGGTGCCGATGCCAAGCAGGGGCGTAGCAGTCACGGGGGCGACGACGTCCCGGTACCCGTCCTCGACCGCGCGCAGAATGCCGCGGTGCGTGGCGGTGACCAACTCGACGGCCCCGTGCGCGAGTCGGTCCACAGCTTGTGCATTCGGGGTCAGCTCGTCGACCAGGCGCCGCGCGTCATCCGGCAGCGCGCCGAGCTCGGCAACCGCCGCGCGGTGGCCGCGGTTGTACGCCTCGGCGACCACATCGAACACCTCAAGCGTCACCGCGCGGTCGAGCTCGTCGACGACAGCCTGTGCCACACGGCGAAGCGGCTGGATCGCGGCGAGCTTGCGCTGTGCCCACCCCGGAGCCTCCAAACCTGCGGCCAACTGCCGCGCCACGATGCCGAGTAGCCGTTCCTCGGCATCCGCGTACAGGTCGTACGTACGGGCGAAGAGGTCTTCGACCATGTCGGGGGAGACCGGCATTGAGGGCACCCCCTCGCATGATTCGCTATCAGAAGCGGTAAAGGGGGATAGGAATTCGTGTTTCTGATCTCTCAGGTATTAAAGGGGAATTCCATAGCGACTTGGGTGGATTCGAATAGTGAAGTGACTCACTATTACTTCCCCGGGTGTCGCGCTGTTAGGGCACGGCTTATCCGTTCCGACCAGCACGGTGGTAACTTGCAGGTCACCACCTTCTGCGAACCTTGGCACTATTGCGGCGAATTTGCAAAGCGACAGCTCATATAGCCTCCCGGGCATGGCAATTGAGCTAAGTACCATGCTTGCGTCGGGTATCCCCATGTTCTTCGCCGTGTTGGCAGCGGTCATTTTGGTGGCACTCGGGCACCCGGACCCGCTGCTACGGGCGCGCGCGGAACAGCTACTCCGTATCGTCTTCCGCGTCGAGTAGCCCAACGTCCTCGCCGAGAGGGCGTGCTCGTAGCGGGTCCGGGACGGCAGTGCCGATCTCGCTGCGGATGCGGTCGACTTCGGCCTGCACCTGGTCGTCGTCCCAGTCCGGATGCAACACGCGCACCTTGGTGTCGCTGCTTGCGGCCTCGGCTTGGGCAAGCAGCGAGAGCGTCTCGGCTGTGGTCTTGGGGTCTTCGCTGACGCTGTCGCCGAACTCGATGTTCGGCCGCTCGTCGGTGACTGTGGAGAAGCCGAGCAGGCGGTCGAGCTTGAGCATGACGTGCAGCATGTCGGCGACTGACGGCGACCAGTAGCGCGCCTTCACATCGCGCGTGATCATTGAACGGCGTTCGCGGGCGGTGACCTCGGTAGCGGTCACTGCCGGCGAGTCGCCGAGCCCGAACGTCTGCGCGCTGTAGCCGGCGCTCTGCGTCGCCTGCCGCACGATGCCCTCGGCGGTGCTGCTGTGTTCCTCGACTCGGATGGCGAACTGACTAAGCGTGATGCCGCTGCCGGTCTCCGTTGGCGGGATATTGAGCGTCTGCCAAATCTCGCGGTCCTGATCGAACTCGGCGCCCTGCCCGGGGCCGTTGCTGCGCAGGTAGCCGTCGGGCACGATCAGCCGCGCGCGAGCGAGGCGAATGTCGCGCATCCACGACGACCATGTGTCGTCGAGGGCGTCGAACAGGTCGTGAATCGGGGCGGCGAAGTCGCTGCGCCCCAGGGGCGAGCCGCGGTGCTTCCGATTGGGCCGGAGGTTGGGCACGTATGCCGCGGTGAGTGCGTCGGGGAGACCGGTGGTGATGGTGTCGCCGGCCTCGTCAAGGGAGCCGGCCAGGTTGGCGACGTCGGGGTGCTCGGTGAGCGGCACGCGGACGCCGAGGCGGTCGCGGTCGCCCTGGTAGAGCCCGTGCAGAATCGCGCCGGGCTCGTGCCGCTCAAGGTGACGCCATACGGTCGCCGAGTCGCTTGGCAGCTCGTGCCAGAACGTGACGGCTCGCAGGATGCCGAACCGAAACTCGGGCACCGCACTGTCGGCGTGCACGGCTGTGAGCAGGGGCCGGGATGCAAGCTGGGCATCCCACGTCACCCGGAGGAACACCCCGCCGAGCGCGGCGGATACCTCGGCCGCTTCAAGCAGGGTGTTTGCGATGCCGCCCGCTTCGGTGAGTTCGTCGAGGCGCTGCTGCGTAGCTTCCTCCTTGACAGTGAACGTCGGTGGCTCGGAGAACAGCAAGGCAGCGCTGGTGTTGGCGATATCGGCCGGTAGGGGGACATGCAGCCGGGTATCGCGCTGCCCGACGCCCGGCGGGCGCCGGCCCCACAGCCGTCGCTTACCGTCCGGGCGCATCTGGTCGCGGGAGTACACGCGGGAGAGTCGGTCAGGGGCCCCTGAGTACCAAGCGTCATCAATCCGCATTGCGCGGTTCTCCGCGGCGAACCGCGGTGGCGGCCACGGGGCGCCGTTCTCAGGCAGCGGCACAGCTCACCTCCTGAGAAGCATGAAGAAGGATAATCCGCGCGGCATGATGCTGTGCATGGATCAGGGAACCGCAGCCGTAATCGGTGCAACCGTGGGCGTAGTAGGAACTATCTCTACTGCTGTCCTGACTTACGTCGCCACTCGTCACCAAGTTCGCGACCAAGGGCGAGTCGAACACTCGCTTAGGCTTCGAGAAGAACGACGCGAGGCATACATTGGATTCCTGAATGTACTTCAGCAGCTTGAAGGTATTTATAGCGAGTACGGGCTTCGAGAAGGCGAAGAGCGAGTGCGTCGACTTCGTGGGGACTCGATCAGTCGGATGCGGCCTGCGTGGGAGTCCTCGCGAAATGCCATATTCGAATATCTCCCTCGTGTTGATATCGTTGGACCGGAGAGCATTTATGATCAAGCGCTTGAAATTTGGGATCAAGTGCGTCAAGTAACTGAATTCGTGGCGAGGCTTTCCGTGTCGTCTCTTGGTCGCCCCATAACGCACAGTGAAGCCTTCAAGCTATATAGTGACGCCGACAAAATTGATTATCATCGGGGGGAGTTTGCCAGGATTTCCCGAGAATTACTCGAAGCACCAATGGCGAGTAAATGAGCGGGTGCCTAATCACGTGGGCTGCCTCTCAATCGATGCCGCCACTCGTGCGTGATGCTATGCACGGCGTAGCGCAGTGCATCGACGCTGTGGTCATCGCGCTTGATCGGCTTGTCCTCGCCGCGTTCGGACGCGTCGGCATCCCACGCGTACGCGGGCAGCTCGTCGAGCAGGCCCGTACAGCTGCGATGTACGCGCAGCAGTCCGGAGTCGAGGGCCGTCGCTACAGAGCGGATGCCGTCCAACACTTCGTTATTCGCGCGGGCGACGCCGGGGTGTCCGTCGACCCACAGTTGCGTAATGAACGAGGCGGCGCTCGGGTCCACGAACGTCCACTCGGCCTCGACTTCGCGCTCGCGCAGCCATGCCCGGATGCGTGCGCTGTACTGCGCGTCGGTCAACTGCCGGTGCGTGGTGTGTGAGTCCCAACGCCACTCGCCGACCGCGTACAGCCGGTCATCGGTGCCGAGTCCGAGCAGAACCGCGCTCGTTGCGTTCGTGGTGCCGTAGTCGACGCCGACCCAATGCCGGCGCATGGCCGGCAGTTCGTCGACGACGTGCTCGGCCTCGTCGAACATGTCGAAGATCGCGCCCTCGGCGACCACCCATGCGCCGTCGATCATCCGGCGTCGCCACAGCCCGACGTACTCGGCGCGCAACGCGGCGACGTACGCCTCGGGAAGCGACGGGTTGTCGCTGAGGGCGAAGTGCCACGACTTGAGGTCGAGTTCGCCGGCCCGGTCGAGATAGCCCGTCTTGAGCCAGTGCCGCGGGCTGTCGGGGTTCGTGGTGGCGAGCAGCCGCGCGCCGGGCACGGAGAGTCGGGCGAGTAGCTGCACCCAAAATCCCTCGGGCAGCAGCGTTGCCTCGTCGACGTACGCGCAGCTCGCGGTTAGTCCGCGCAGCCGGCCCTCGGCGCGCGCATCAGCGGCGCCGATCAAATGGACGGTGCGGCCGAGCACAGTTGCCGTCGTTGCGCCGCGGGTGTGCCTCACCTGCGCGGCGACAGGCCCGAACAACGACGGATCGGCGAGAGGCTCGAAGACGTTGCGCTCGATGGTCTGCAAGCTGCGGCCCACAACGAGGATGAGACCGGACGGCGGGGCCTCGGCAATGGCGAACAGCCACGCCAACAGGCTTGCGATCGTCTTTCCCGACCGCACTGCGCCGTGCCATAGGCAGATCCGAGCGTCGGCCTGCGCGATGCTGCGCAGCTGCTTACCGGACAGGGGCAAGGTGTTGAGCACGCTCACCCTCCGCTCTGGTCCCCCTCGACGTCGTCGGCGAAGGTCTCGCGCAGTCCACGGGCAAGATCGGTGAGCATCGAACGCACCTCGCCGGCGCCGTTGTTGACGTCGATCTCCGCGAGTCGGGCGGCACTGCTCAGGTACGAGCCGATCGCTTGCGAGTGGTGCCGCTCGTCCTGGGCCGGCGGGTCATCGGTGGTGATGCGCCGGGTTCGGCCGTCGGGCAGCAGCTCGACGCGCAAATACGCGCCGGCCTCGACCCGGTCCAGGTTCGCGGCAGCGCGCGCGTAGAGGCGCGCGACCAACTGCCGGCGCTGCTCGGCGAGGTCGAGCTGTCGTACCTCGGTGGTCGCGGCGACGCGGGCGCCGCCCTCGAAGCGCAGTCCTTCCTCGCGGGCAATGCGCGAGATGGTCGAGGCGGAGCGGCTCAGTGCGCGGGCGATTTGGTTACGGGTCTCGCCGGTGGCGTGCCGGCGGCGCACCTCGTCGCGTTCGGTGTCGGTGACCGGGGGGCGCTTCATGGGCGGTCACCTCCCCGGGCATGCAAGAGCGCCCGTCACAACGGGGGAGACGTGACGGGCGCTCAGGTAGTGAAGTTGAGGGGGCCTGTTTCCGGGCACACCGGAGGCGCCACCAACACTAGGTCACGAAACGATAACGACGCAAGTCTTGTTGTGAGGGAAGGGCCAACTACGAGGAGGATCACCGTAGCGGTATCTCCGGTAGGTCCGACACGTCTCCGGGGCTCCGTGAAGGGCGGTACTCCCTCCAGTGGTACGCGACCCTCAAGAGGCACAGACTCGAATAGTGCACCGAGAAACGGCGTGCGGGCCTGGCTCTCGACTAGATCACCAACAATGGTGGTCGGTCTGAGCCTGCCTGACCTCCGCACCGGCCACCCCGAATCGGAAGGGGCGCCGAGGCGCATGGAAATGGTCGGTTGGGCCGCAGCATCAATCACAGTGCTCGCAGGTGTTGTTGCGGTCCTCGGGTATGTCTTCGATCAGATCGTGCCACTGTCAGATAAGGCGGCGAGCGCCATCGAGGCGCTGCGCCGCCTGCGTCGGACATGGCGCGGAGACTACGAGCCCGATGTGCGCAACGAGTCGGACACGGTCGACTCCGGCCAGAGCGATGACTTGGCGTCCCCGGAGGGTGACGAGGCCGCCGACCAACCCGCAGACCGCACAACGCCTGATGCTTAGGGCTGTTGTCCGACGCTGCGTCGGGCGTCCGACAGCCCTCGGTTTGGCGTCGGACGGGGCGTAAGGCTGAGCTGCTCGGGGTGTCGGACGGCGTCATACGGGGTGAGGTTCGCGGACTCGATCAGCGGTGCGATGCCTTGCGGGTAGCCGCCGATGTCCCACGCTGCGCGGTAGATGTCGGCGAGCAGTCCGACAGCGTCCCGGATGGCGTCAGACGCTGTGATACCGCACTGCATGAGTGCGGCGAGGTCGTCGTGCAAGGGCTGGTCGACGCGGACGCTTGCGCTCTTGCCGACCGCTGGCGGAGAGGGGTTGGAGGCGGAGTTAGGGTCTGGCGTAGCCATGGCGGGGTTTGCTCCCGTTCGTGGTCAGGCCCGTCCGGCGGTGCAGTCGCCGAGGCGGGCCGTTCTCATGGGTGGGCGAAGTTGCCGCATCCGCCCCGCCGTTCGCGGAGGGGCGGGGCGGGGCGGACGCGAGGCTCAGGTGAGGCAGTCGGCGGGGACGATCAGGGCGAGGTCGTTCTCGGGCCACAGGTCGCAGGTCTCCCAGTGGTTGTCGGTGGAGACGTTGACGACGGGGCCGGGTTCGTCGGCGAGATTGGTGCACACGCCGCAGCCGCACCTCGGGTTGTACGGCGCAGGGTGCGCCTCGTACTGGTCGTTGAAGTAGTCCGTACGCGCCAGCCCATGCCCCGCGCCAAGGACGGCGGCGAGAATCAGGTCGCCCTCGGCCACGTCGCCAGCGTGTACGAGGCGCGCGTGCACGGGGTCGACGAGCAGCGGCGCCTGGTCCTCGTCGTCGGGCACGTCGGTGACCACTACGGGGAAGAACTCGACGTCGGCCACGGTAGGAGCCTCGCGGTTGTGCTTCGGCTCGTCGCAGTCCGCGCCTCGCTCGCAGCCGCACAGGCAGTGGCACACAACGGGAGTGATCCAGAACTCGTACTCGCCGATGATGTGCCGTTCGCCGACGCGCGGGGTGGTCTCTTCACGAGTGAGCCCGACCTGCTCAAGGAAGGCAAGGAACGGCTGTGCCTGCTCGCCCTTGAAAGTCTTCGGCGGTGTTGGCGACGTCGGTGTCGAGCCACTCGCGGGCGAACTCAAGGTCGCCGATGCACTCGACGCGGTGCTCGGGCGTCTGCCCGACCTTGTTGTGCCCGACGTGGTAGCGGGCGCGAGCTGTGCGGCACATGGGGTTTGCTCCCTCTCGTCTGGTGGTGCGCCCCGGGTGCAGTCCGTCGGCGCACCATCATTTATAGGGGGTATAGAAACAGGAAATCAAGAGGGTCTAGAAAAGAATCTTGAGAAGCCCGTACGCTGCTCCCATGACGACGACGGACCCGGCCGACGAGGAACGCGCAGCACGCCGCCAGCGCATGAGAGAACAGATCGACGCTGCCCTCGCCTGCCTCGACGAGATCGCCGACCCCATCGAGCGGGAACTCGCCGCACGGACCCTCGCCGACGAACTGCTGCCCGAGGCCGGTCGGCGCGTCAGGACCGTACGAAGCGAGGTCGTGCGGGAACTGCGCACCGCGCGCGGCCTGAAACTGCGTGAGGTCGCCGCGGAACTCGGCCTGTCCGTGCCGCGTGTCGACCAGCTCGCCAAAGGCAAGTAGCGGCGTCCGTCGGGCGACAAGGGATCAGGCCGCAGCTTCTGAGCGCTGCCATACCGCAGCGAGGGCTGTATGCAGGCCGACCAGATCGTGCCCGCGCCACACACGACGACCACGCCAATCCAGCAGCACCGGCGCCGGACACTGCTCACCGCTCCCGCACCGCACAGCGGCCGAGGCCACGTCGTCCGGGTCGGCGTCGCCGGTCAGCTTGCCCCCGCACCACGGGCACGGAGCATCGAGCGACAGCGTGCGCCGGTCCCGGTTGAGCGTCCGCTCGACGCGCTCGGCGCAGCGCCGCGCGACGCCGTGTGCCTCGTGCAGCAGATGCTCGGGCAGCGCGGAGAACAGACCGGTTTCGAGCTGCTCGTCGAGCACGCGCCCCTCCGCGTAGACGGCGGCCCAGTGCGGCCCGTATGCCCGGCTGCCCGGTGAACCCTCCGCCGGGTAGTGCCACCGCTCCGGGTCGGCCGTGTCCTGCTCGTCTTCTTTCCAACGCTCCGCGGTGCCAGGCGAGTTCACCCGGACCCGGCGCGCCGGCCGCTGCACCGCGGCGGCGAGCGTGTCAGCGAGGCGATAGAGCATGTCCTCGACCGCGACCCGCGTATCGACCGCGTCGAGGTGGACCGGCGCCGGATGCTCCCGCAGCACCAACGGGGCGCGGCGGACGAGCGGGTCGGCCTCGGCGTCGAGCTGCGCCTCGACCGTGTGGGCGAGCGAGCGCGGAGGGAACCCCGGGTCGGGTGGTGTTGTGATGGCGGCAAGCAGATTGCCCCACTCCTCCCGTACGAACCGCAGTGCGGCGACGGCTTCCTGCCGGGCTGTTTCAGTAGTGGGCATGGGTGCGTGATCCTCCCGTGAACAGGTCAAGCGGCTGCGTTGTCCCTGGGGTTGATGCGGTCAAGCAGCAGCCGCAGCGCGGCGGCGGCCTGCTGCGGAACGACGCCGTTGCCAAGGGCCTTGAGCTGCGCCGCGCGGGACAGGCCCGGAACGCCGGTCACATGGCCGGCGGGCAAGCCCATGAGCCACTCGACGAACGGCGCATCTAGGCGGCCTCGATCGTCAGTTGGCCGGGGAGCGGGCCGGGTTCGCTGCTCCCATCGCCGGACTGCTTCGTCGTAGCTCCCCAATCGACCGCGCCGCGTGCGTCAGGTTCACCTGATGCCCCTGTGCCTGGCGCTCTTCCGCCGTCGCCCGGCTCGGCTGCCCGTCGAACGTCTGAGGCGTCGGGAGCAGCTTCGGGAGTGCCTCCAACGAGGGGCGTACCGAAGCGCCGGGCGAGGGCGACTGATCGCTGCCGTACGGCGTCGCTGTCGGCGTCGGAAGCAGCCGTGCCGCTGTGCTCGCAAGCGTGAGGCTGCCGTCCCCGTGCTTCTGGTTCGGGCTGCCCTTGGCCCCGTCGCTGGCGCGCGGTGTCGGCAGCAGATGCTCGACTTCGTCCGCCAGGTTCGGCCCGTGGCCCCCGCCCTTGCGCTTGTCCGGGTGCTGCGAGCCCCCGTTCACCGCGAGATTCGACGTCGGGGTCTTCAGGAGCCGCACCCGCGAGCGCAAGGTGTCGGACCTGTTCCCGTCTAGCGGCCCCGGCTCATTCGCCTCGGTCGTCGTCGGAGTCGGCAGCAGGGTCCTGGCCACGGCCGGCAGCCCGTCCGGGTAGCTGCGGCCCTTGCTGTCCCTCGCCCGCGGCATGGGCAGGCCACGCGAGGACGAAAACGCGTTCGCGCTGGTGGGGAGCGCCGATCTCCGAAGCGCGTACGCATGCCCATTCCGCATCGAACCCGAGGCCGACCAAGTCGCCGAGTACGGCGCCGAGTGCCCGCAGAGCAGGCTCACGGCTTGTGTCTCCCACACACCACGGGCAGGGCTCCATATCGCTGTGAGCCTGCGACGAGAGGAGTCCGCGGACATTCTCAGTGCGGACGAGAAACCCGGCGTCCAAGCCAGATGCCGAACCCGCAACACCCTGCCTCCCACGGCCCGTCGGCCGAAACGAGTGGAGTCGGAATACACACGGGGCGGCACACTCGCCTACTTCGCCGCCTACGACGTCCACCAGGCGAACGTCATCGGCCGATGCGAGCCCACCACCGGCATCGCCCCGTTCTCCCGGCTGGTCGAGTGGTCATGACGACCGAGCCGTATGCCAGCGCCGACCGCGTGTTCTGGGTTGTCGACAACGGCGCCTCGCACCGCAACTGGGCCGCTGCGGCACGGATGAACGACGCCTTCCCCAACACCCACATGGTCCACGTTCCAGTACACGCGTCATGGCTCAACCAAGTGGAGATCTACTTCTCCGCGGTGCACCGCAAAGCCCTCGCGCCGGACGACTTCGAGGACCTGGACGAGGTCGCCGACCGGCTCCTGTCCTTCCAACACCGGTACAACACCACTGCGATCCCCTTCGACTGGAGGTTCACCCGCGACGACCTCAACCGGCTACTCGAACGAATCAGCCGACACGACCGCCACGCGCCACGACCACTGACAGCATGATCAACCCCCGACGAACTAACGGGCGCGACCACTAGCGCGTCCCACCCACCCCCCCCACCCCCCCACGTAGGCTCCTCAAAGCCGATCGCGGTGGACGGCCCGTTGAGCGCCGAACCGCGCATTTTGGAGGGGGAGCGGATGAGTGACTCGGTGACGCAATTGTCGAGACTAATCTGGTCAGCTGCGGACTTACTTCGCGGCGACTTCAAGAGGTCCGACTACGGCAAGGTAGTGCTGCCCTTCACCGTGCTTCGGCGCCTCGAATGTCTCCTTGCCCCGACCCGATACCACGTGCTCGACACCGCAGAGAAGGCTGAGCACCGCGGCCTCAAGGACTCGGACGCCGTACTCCGGCATGCCTCCGGCCACCCCTTCTTCAACACCAGCCGCTTCACCCTGGCGGACGTCACCAGTGACCCGCAGATGACTGAACATCTGTTGCTCGACTACGTCTACGGCTTCTCGCCAAACATCCAGGAGGTCTTCGAGCAATTCGGGTTCGGCATCACGGTCAAGCGCCTGGCCGAATCCAAACTGCTGCACCAAGTCGTCGCTCGATTCCAACACCTGGATCTGGGGCCGACGCTCCCAGCCCACGAGATGAGCCTCATCTTCGAGGAACTGGTACGGAGCTTCACCGAGCAGGCGGGCGAGACCAGCGGTGAGCACACCACGCCTCGCGACGTCAGCCAGCTCATGGCCGCACTCGTGATGGAGCCCGATATGGGGCTCCTTTCGACTCCCGGCGTGATCAGGACAGTCCACGATCCCGTCTGTGGCACGGGCGGCTTGCTCCTTGAGGCGGCCGACCACATCATCGACGTCAATCCCGAGGCCCATGTCCGCATGTCCGGCCAGGAACTCAACCCTGAGAGCTGGGCGATCGCCTGCTCCAGCATGCTGATGAGTGGGCACCGCCCGGAGCGGATGGCGTTGGGAAACGCTCTGCGCGAGGACGTGTTCGCAGCGGACCGATTCGACTACCTGCTGGCCCATCCTCCGTTCGGCATCGAATGGAAGAAGGTCGAGGAATACGTCCGTACCGAGCATGAGCACCGCGGTCATCAGGGCCGTTTCGGTGCCGGTCTTCCTCGTATCAACGACGGATCCCTGCTGTTCCTCCAGCACATGCTCGCCAAGATGAAGCCCCTGGATGACACCGGCGGTGTTGGAAGCCGTATCGCGATCGCCTTCAACGGCTCTCCCATGTTCGCCGGTCCTGCTGGTTCAGGAGAGTCCGACATCCGACGGTGGATCGTCGAGAACGACTGGCTCGAAGGCATCGTCGCCCTACCAGACCAGCTTTTTTCCAACACCGGCATCAGCACGTACGTCTGGGTGCTCAGCAACGGCAAGCCCGCCGAACGTCAAGGGCGCGTCATTCTCGTCAAGGCACAGGACCACTCGCAGAAGATGCGCCGGTCGGTCGGCAGCAAACGAAAGTACCTCGGGCCCGATCAACTGACCGAGATCGTCCAGCTCTACAGCGAAGCCACGTCCTCCTCTGCCTCCCCGACCCGGTCCCAGCGCGACCACGTGCTCATCGTGCAGAACCAGGACCTGCTCTATCGCCAGATCGTCCTCGAGCGCCCGCTGCGACTGCGCTTCGAGCTCTCCGAGGAGGCCTTCGACCGGCTCGCCACTCTGCGGCCGGTCCAGCGAACGGACAACCCCGAGGCGCTGCTGTCGGCACTGCGGGGACTCGTCGGTATGACATGGAACACGAGCTCCGACGCACGCACAGCGCTGCGCCGCGCCGCAGAGGCCGCCGGCCTGGCCTGGCCCAGCGGAACCGCGTTCGAAAAAGCCGTCCGCAACACGATCGGTGTGCGTGACGAGGGCGGTGAACTCCAGCGGCGCCGTGGGGCACCGGAACCCGACGTGGAGCTGCGAAGCGTGGTCTCCCTGCCGTTCCATGAAGAACCGGAGGAGTACCTCCGAACCAAGGTCCGGCCCCGCACGCCCGACGCCTGGATCGATCCCAACCGGACGCGTCTGGGATGCGAGATTCCGTCCACGCTCTTCTACCTGGCGGACTTCGAAGGCCCCTTCGAACCGCTTCAGAACTTCGCCCGGCTGGAAACGGCTCGGGTCAAACTGCACCGCCCGGCACCAGACGACGATGCACCGGCACTGCCCAAGCACCTGACTGCACCTCACCTGCACAGCGTCGACTCAGCCGTGGAACTTCCCGACGCGGAACTGGATGACTCCGAACTGGCCCCGTGCTCAGGCGGCGATCTCGTGGGGCGCTTCGGGAACTGGCGGCTTCTCCCCGCGGGGTTCGGCGAAGCTGTCACCCCACTGTTCGTGCTGCATCCGCTACAGGGCCGCGGCAGGGTGCTGGGCGAATGGCTCAACTCCCGTAAGGACAACGGCACATTCCCGCGCGTCCGTGACCTGATCGACACTCCCGTACCCGTGGACCTGGTCACCGACACAGCGGTCGATGACCTCCTAGAGGAGGTACAGGAGGGTCGCCGCGCCCTACGGGCCGCCACTGAGGGCATCCTGCCGAACATCTTCTCCGGCAACGAGACCCTCAACGAAGAGATCCGTACCGCCATACGGTTCGCCTCCCATGAGGCAAAGCTCGCAGGCCACTTGGTACGCCCCTTCGACGACCCCATCTGGCGGGCGGAATCGAGCTACCCCTTCCACATGGCTGCCCTCGCCCGCCGCTACCGCGTCAGCACCCATCCGGCCGAGCGCAAGGACGGGCTGCTCAAGCTCGGCGAGGGCACCGCACGCACCCTGGGAATCCTCGCTCTCAGTGAACTCATTGCACACCACAACGGCTTCACCCGCTCTCTTCGCCAGCAGTTCCGAAATGGGGCGACTTTCGGCACCTGGCTCTGGCTCATCGATCGCTTCCTGGAAGAAGTGGCAACAACCCCCGTCCTGCCGGAACTGGCGGCGATCCGGGAGCGTGACGCGACACGAACACTCCTGGAGGAGATCAAAGACTTCCGCAACCACTCCCACCACGCCCATGGCGTCCGCATGAGCCATGAGATCGACGAGGACGTCGAGAAACTTGAACCACGCGTGGTCTCGGCCATCAGCTCGGTCAACTGGCTGTCCGGGATCCAGTGGTACTGGGTGGAGCGCTGCGAGTACCTCGATGAGTCCTCCTATCGCATCCTGGGCCTGCGGCTACGAGGGAGCCATCCCAGCTGGGAACCATTCGAGCGGTCGACCACCTACCCCCTGCGCCCGGACCGGATCTACGTCGACAGTGATCCCTCAGGCCGGCCAGTCGATCTCTGGCCATTGGCCAAAGTCAGTCTCTGCCCGCTCTGCCGGACGCGGGAGCTGTTTTTCCTCAACCAGGTACGAGACGGCCAGATGATCCTCCGCAGCCTGGAGGAGCACTCCCTGGAGGTCCCGTACCGCACCTCCGAGGGCCCCTGAGCTTCCGCCCAGCGGACCGATCACGTGCTTGGCTCGCCTCTCCCTCGTCGGCGTCCTGCGCTCCAGCAAAGGGCCACGCGGGCCCCTCGACACGGAGGGAGCATTCCGCTACTGGCGGGGTACATATGTTTCCTATTTCCTACACGGAGCAGGGTAGGGCGCCCGCGGAGCATGCCTGACTGTTCCAGGCTTGTGTTGAGTGAAGCACCGCGCCTTGCCGACCGCCGGAGCCGATAGCCAGAAGCTCACAGTTGGGGGCATGCCCGGCTGGATCGCGTTGGAGGATTTCGCCCGTTGCGATCGATCACCGGAAGTCGATGGTCCGGAGTGCATGGGGGAGTTCGGCCCGGTATGGGATCAGACCGAGACGACGCTGCTTGACAGTCGCGGCCACCGTGATGTGGGCGTGTGCAGCCACACCAGCAGGCACCCGGACGATGAGGGCGAGCGATTCGTCGCCGACCAGGGGTGTGCTTGCAGTAGCGCTGAACCGCCACTCGGGATCGCTGTCGCGCTCGCCCATGCCGACCACGAACAGCTCCTCGCGACCGCCCTGTTCTGGCGCGTACTCAACACCGGCTTCGACGAGCAACAGCTTGGCGGTCAGCGTCAGCTGAGTGGCCGAGGGCGTCGCGGGGAGCGCTCGCTTCTTCGGCGAAATGGACCGCGCAATGGGCTGCCGCGCTGCCGGCTCACCGGGAGCCTCCAGCCGGATACCGATGCCCGCGTCCGCGAAGGGGGTTCCGTCGGGAGAAGGGCGGAACGAACAGACAACGCTTAGGAACAGGTAGTCGTACTCGCCAGCCTGCGACTCCAGGAAATCCAGCCAGTCTCCGTCGCCCTCAGCGGCTTGCGCGGCGGTGAGGGGGCGTACGACAGGGGTGCCAAGAGAGACCCGCCCTCTCAGAGGCGCCTGGGAGGTGGGCGACTGCAGGAGGAGAGTCGGCACAAGGTCGACGTCGTGATTCGGCCTTGTCGCTTCGGTCAGTTCATCGAGGAAGGTCAT